GCGTTGCGGGCTTCGATGGCGGCCTCGAGGACGTTGTCGAGGGCGGCGTTGCGGGCTCCGTAGGCTTCGTGGGCGGCGGCGATGGCGCGGTCAGGTGCGGGCGGGGTGGTGTTGGGGATCATGCGTTGGGTTTGTCGGGCAGGGCCTTCATGGCGGCGTAGTATTTGTCGGCGGCGGCGAAGCGGTCGGCGCGGCGGTCGGCGAGGTGGGGAGCGCAGGCAGCGCGGCATTCGGCTTCGGCTGCAGCCTTGGCGGCGTCGAATTTGGCGAGGTGGGGGGCGATTGCGGCAAGAAACTTATCGCCCGCTGCGTCGTACTCGGCGTTGGCTTCGGCTTCGGCTGCGGCGGCGGCCGCGTATCTGGCGTCGGATGCGTCGAGGGCGGCGACAAATTCGTTGCGGTAGGCCGCGATGGCGCGGTCAGGTGCGGAGGGGGTGGTGTTGGTGTTCATGGGGAGCATTACTTCATCGGTGGACTGATTTGTCATCTTCACAAGTCGTCCAGTAAGGCGCTTATCGCCTTTATTGCAATTAAAAACGACAAATATGGCGACTAAGGGGGCGGGGCAACAGCGGCGTCTAGTGCTTCACGGGAGCGATTGGAGAGGCGTTCCATTTCCGCGTCGGGCTTCCATTCGAGATGCCGCCAGAGGGGTTTGGCGGCGCGTTTATTCTGTCGGTTTTCGGCCGCAAGACACCACCGGCAGTGATACCCGCGGAACACGAACCGAGGCACTTCGCCGTGCATACCACAGGGCCCGTGCGCGTATTGGTGAGTGAGTTTCCCAGCGCGCTTGTGACATCCATCACACACGGCCTCGGTCGGTTGTTTTTCAGGAGTGCTCATCTTGGGTGTTCGCCAAAAGCCGAGCAAAGAGCGTCCCTTGCCCGTTCTCGAAGTATTCGTATTCGTCCATCGTTGGCCCAGGGCAACCGCATTCCGAATAATCCTCCCCGCAAATTGAGCACTCGCCATATTCGTTACAGTCACCCGAAAAGGCCACCTGCTTCCATCCCCCAATCGCCGGTGCCCATTGGTCTGCCATCGCCGCCGCAATGCCAGGATACGTCTTGCTGCGCAGCTTCCAACGGTCTGCGGAGGGTGTGAGCTTGTTCTGTCCGCTGTCGGTCTGGTTCGCCCAACGCTCCACGTTGCCCACCATCCGCCCCGGCACTCGCTTCGTCGGCGTGAGCTTCGGAAGCCGGTGCAGCCACAGGCATGTCCGCTTGCTCGCATCCTCTCCGAATTGGTAGGGCTGCACGGTCTGCGTCGGCTTGCGGATTTGAGTCGAGATTATAGACACCGGATTTTCGAGATACCATGGTTTATCCCCGGCCAGCTCGATCAACTCGCGGACGAATGCGAGAGCGGCATTTGTCTTTTCCCATCCACGTCCCCGGTTGTTCCAATGGATGCCGGCGACGGTCAGGAATGTGCAGTCTGGGTGCATCCCATACCCGCCCCACTCACGCGAGCGCATCGCGTCGCGGCAGTCGCCTTGGATGTGGTATGGACTGGTATCGTCGGAAGGGAGTAGGTCGCAGCTCCATGCGTCGATTCCCTTCGCGCGGAGTGCTTCGCGCACCATTCCTGAGTGCTCGCAGCAAACCAAAAAAGACGCCGGCGGCGAACCCGTCGCCACGCCCTCGGTCGTTTCTTTTTCAGGAGTGTTCATGGTTGTTTTGGGATTCTGGAGTTAGCCTTATGGTCGGAGATGATTTTCTCGCCTTCGTCGATTAGCTGATCGGCCAGAAAAAGCGAATAACCCACGAGGTCTTTGACCTTGCAATTTACGAGCGCCCAGCCGCACCCCGGGTTGTGCGCAAAGACGGCATTGTTCGCCGCAAATCCCGCCAGTATTCGCGAGGCGATTTCGATTCGTTGTGCGCTCATGGTTGATTTGGGTTCTGTGGATCAGAATCTTGGGTGTTCGCCAGAAGTTTATCCTGGATCGCGTTTGCGTAAGCTTGGATTTCTGTGACTGGCAACAAAAGCGCGTATGGCCCTATTTGTGCCAATAGCACATCTCTCCAGTTTTCGATTTGCGCGGGCGTAAGCACTATGTTGGGTTTCATGGTGTGGCTTGTCTACTGGTTCTCCAGATTCCATCTGGCTTTCCATTTGGCTTGTTTCCGGACGTGAAAAAGACACGCCGCCACATCCCGCCGGCCAGCGCACGCTTCCGCGGCCCGTTTATGCCAAATGGCGCGACCGAAGCAGAATGAAGCCCAATGCGGCCTAACAAAACGCCAGAGCCAACGCGGCCATTTGCCGCGTGATTGTGTATCAGGAATATTCGAGTGCATAGAGTGATTGCGGAGATTATAGCCCGCCGCGTGGCTCATCTTGGGTGTTGGGCAGAGCGGACTCACAGGCTTGGATTGCAGTTTCGCGACTCGGCGAGATTCCGCTTTCGCAGCCAGCCATCCAGTTCCAGTTTCCGTCCGTTCGACGCTCAACTGACGCAGCGATGTTACGGAGCCGCCCCTCGTATTTGGTGCCAAGCGCCCAGATAGTTGGGCCGTGCCCTACGCACGCCCATTCAGTGTTCGTTTTATTGTTTTCGGAAGCCCAACCAGCCGCCAGACCGAACGCGCTTGGGCGTCCGTCCGGCGAGCGGGAGTCAGTGAGATGCGCGTCGGTCATCTTATTTGTTAGCCTGAAGATCGGCCCGCGTAAATGGCCCGCAGTTGGGGCGGAAGTTCGGACAATTCCAGTCGGCAACGCATTGAGCCCACGTCAGGTGCATCGCGGAGCGGGAGCAGTAGTTTACACATTCGACCGCGCCGTGTTTTCCGCGCCGTGCGGCGCCGCCGCACACCGGACAGGCCAACAAATCGCCACAGCCAACGGCCACGGCCCCGGTCGTTTGTTTTTCTTGAGTGCTCATGGTTGATTTGGGTTCTGTGGATCAGAATAAACCGGCACCCGCATCCACGCGATGACCTTGCCCGAGTATTCCCAACTGGTCTCGCATATGTCGCACGACTCTTGATGCCAGCCGGTCCAGTAGTATTCGCCTTCTTCGCCCGGCACTGGCTCCGCATCGGAGGGCGGATCGCAGTCGTCGCTCGCCGGCGAGGCGTGGCGGTTGAGGTATTCGAGAGTGACAAAGCTCGTTTTTCTGGAAGCGGTCTGCACGGCACACCAGAAGCGTTCGCGTTTGCCCTTGGCCACGTCCGGCGTGCCGACCTGCCATTTAAGCGGTTGTTTTTCTTGAGTGTTCATAGTTGTATTTGGGTTTGGAATGTTGGGCGGGGTCGTGGCTCGTCTCAGTGGTTCGGCTGAAACTTTTCGATGCCCGCCTTGATGCGACGCGCCTCGTATTCGAATCCTATCCACGAAAACACGGCTTCGTAGCATTCTTCGGAGCATACGCATGGCTCCCTCGGCTCTCCTCCGCAGCCGCACTCCTGTCCTGAGCAACAGTATTCAGGCACATAGCCCGGGACTGGCTTGCTGCAAATAAGGCAAATCGGGATAGCCGATCGAGTGATCAGCGCGGGTCTATGTTGGCTATCGGGTTTTATGCTTGGTTCATTGCTCATGGTTGATTTGGGTTCTGTGGATCAGAATAAACCGGCAGACGCATCCATGCGACGACCTTGCCATCGTAGTCCCAAATGGTGTTGCACGTGTCGCACGACTCTTGTTGCCAGCCGGTCCAGTAGTATTCGTCTTCTTCGCCCGGCACTGGCTCCGCATCGGAGGGCGGATCGTAGTAGTCGCTCGCTGGCATGGCGTAGCGGTTGAGGTATTCGAGCACGATGCATCTCGTTTTTCCGGGATCGGTCTGCACGGCACACCAGAAGCTTTCGCGTTTGCCCTCGGCGACGTCCGGGTTGCCGACCTGCCATTGAAGCGGTTGTTTTTCTTGAGTGTTCATGGGTGATTTAGGGTTTGTGTGTCTGGCCGGGCTTGGGGTTTGGCAGAAGAGAATCAAACGCCTCTAGGGTGAACATGTGCCACTGGGCTTCTACCACCTCGTCCGTTGTTTTATCCCATTGCATGGCCCCGCTGTTATTTTCTATCCCCTGCCGAAAGCCTGTGACGTATGCGCGTGAGATTGCGCGGGCCGCGCGCTCGATTTGCGCGTCAGAATAATCGGAGCCTAGCAAATCGTCAGGGTGCGCCGCTGGTGCGGGGACGTACTTGTAGGTGAGCCATGCATTGGTCGAGCATGGGCACAAGCTCAGGAGCTGTACCGCTGGTGCGGGGTTCGTCGGCGCGCTGGCGACGATCATGTCGTCGGTTTCGACGATATGTTTTTCAGGTTCGTTTTTCATGTTTCGAAGATGACGTTAGCGACAGCGGCCATGACGGCGAGCAAAACGACAAAAGCGAGCTTGAGTATCACCGCGCCAATGAAGACATCGACATCTAGTTTATTTTTTCCGGTTGGTTTGTCTTTCATAGGGCCTGAAACTTGGCGGAACGGGTATGAGGTGCTCAATGGCAACCGCTTGAAAACAATGAAGTTAGCTATTCAGGGGTTGGGTGATCCCGAAATCTGTTTCGGGATCACCGCGTGGGCGGCTGCGGAGGGGGCATTAGGGGTGGCACGGTTTCCACGAGACGCTGGTGAAGAAGAGGAAAAGCGCGATGATGCCAAAGACGATGGCGCCAATATAGACTTGGCGGTCGCTGCGCTTTTCCTCGACCAATCTTTCGGCCGCTAGCTTTTCGCCGGCCAGATCGTGGAGACGTATAAATTCGGCGCGTCGGGCGGCCAAACTGTTTTTTTGTTTTTTCTTTTTCATGGAGTGGTGGTGGTGTATTTGCCGCGTCGCGGTACTTGGCACGGGCGGCGCATATGTCGGCCGCAGGTCCAGCGCCGCGTCGTAACCGGCGGCGAGGGCGGCGTCGGCTTCGGCGGCACGTTTGCGGCGGGCGGCGATGGGGGCGGTAATTTCGATCATGGGGGTCATTGGGTTACAAGTCGATGTCGGCATCGTATTTGAGGCGAGCGGCGGCGTGTTTGGCGAGGCGGACAGCATGGTGGGGAGAGCAGGCGGCTTCGCAGGCGGCTTCGCAGGCGGCTTTGAGGCGAGTGGCGCAGGCGGCGGTGGAGCAGGCGGCCCGCACTGCGCGGCAGTGGGTGAGGTGTGGAGCGCACGCGGCGGTGCATTCGGCATTCGCGGCGGCCAGCGCCGCGTCGTAACCGGCGGCGAGGGCTGCGTTATATTCGGCGTTGTGCCAAGGCAGGTCCGATGCGATTACGCGGTCCTTCTGGGCCCGCCGGTTGGCATGGCGACGTAGGTCGCGCGCTGCTTCGGCGCAAAGGGCGCGCACCTTTGCGGCGTGGATCGTGAAATCTTTCGGGAGCGTGTCGCGGTAACCCACGACAGCGACGCAGACAGCTTCCGCTAGGTCGAGCGCCTGTATCGCATCGCGGAATCCGCGCTCCGCGAAGCGGGCGGCGTTGAATTTGGCGCGGACGGCGTCGAGGTTGGCTTCGGTGTTGATTTCGTTTTTCATTTCGTTTCTGGTTTTTTGTCCTTGGGGGCGTTGGCCCTTTTCCACGCGAAGAAGTCCTGCGCATCCTTCAGGTATAGTTGCCTGCATTTTTGCTCTTGGTGCTGTGCGTCACGCCGCTCGGCCTCTTGGTATTGTTGGTCATCGGCCTCAAACCCCATGGCTTCAAGTTCGCCCCAGATGTTTCGTTTACTCATGTCGTTCTACTTTTGACGTAAGGTGCCACGCCCGGCAGGCGGGGCAAGGATAAATGCGCAAAGCCTCTGGGCGCTTGCGATGCGCGCTCATTCTTGCGTTCATCGCCGTCTGGGCTTCACGCTTACTGTAAGGGGTTTTCTGGCAGGAAAATCCGCCACGCCCGCCCCAATCAATCAATGGAAGCGGGCCAGTCATGCCAGTCTGACGGTTTCGACATTCCGCTCCGTTTCCGAGTCCCGCTGAATGCCGGCTACCGACAGCTTGCCAGCAACAATCAGCTCATTGACCCGGCCGCACACGCTGCTCAGGCGCATTCCGGTGGCCTTGGCGATCCCAGAGCGAGAAAGCCCGGCGCACATAAACAGGCAGCCGAGCACGCGCTGATGGCCGTCGGCCTTTGTCGGCTTGGTGGCCTTGAGTGATTCAGCCTTGGTGCTCATTGCAGGACGCGATTGTGGATAACCCCGACCTTGTAAAGCGGTGCAAGCCTTCCCGAGTCAAACAGGACTGACTTCTCAAAAACGCCGCGGATTTCCATGGTTTTTGCGATGATCTTGTTCAGCTGACGGAGGCCCCTGAATCCCGGGAATGTCGTGGGGTGATCGGCCGGGAGGAGCACGCCAAGATTTTTATCGAACGCGAGCGGCCTCCCGTTGGACTCCGCGTAGTGGACTTTCTTCTTCTTTGCCATTGTGGTTGGTGGGTTAAGGTTTGCAGCTGACTCCGGGGGCAGACCCGCGGCGTTCGCACTCTTCCTGAAGCAGAGCCAGACTGCGCCACGCAAGGGACCGCAGGTGCTCGAGTCTGTCTGGGGTGGAGGTGTTGCCAGCATCGATCAGGTGCCGCACGATGCAGTCGGCGTGATCGGGGCTTTTCCAGCGGGCCCAGTGCGGGCCTTTCACGTTACCCGGGGTGTGCTTCTGGTCCGATGTGAGCGAGTGGCGGGCGACCTCAAAAAGGGCAGCCGGGAAGTATCCAAGAAGACCCCGAAACATGGGGGCGGTCTTGCGCTCGTCGCTGTCCTGAGGAATAAAGTATTTCTGTTCCGAAGACTGCAAGCATTCAGTTGTGTTCGGCTGGCTAATTCCGCCTTGCTGGGGGCAGGGGATTTTGCGATAAACCCTCCATCGCCCCTCCCCCTCCTCCATTCTCCCCACTGTGCGGCCAACACCCCAGCTAACAAACGCCTCGGGTATTCCGTCGCAGACATAAATGTCCCCTAGTGCACAAAGCACGTCAGGTTCAAGATGCTGGTATCCGCCGATGTGGGATGGTAGGTTCATAGTGAAAGAATGTTCTCCATGTAGATTCCACGAGCCCCAGTGATTTTGTGCTCCATCAGGGTATATTCGGTGGAAACCGGCATGCCGCCAAATAGGATCGCTTGCTTGAACTCGCGCCAAACTGTTTCGTGATTGAATCCGGCTATCCGGCGAATCGGTTTGCAAATTGTTTCTACGCAAACTGGCTTGGATTGAACTGGCGTCATCTGCCGAGACCGTGCGGGTATATTTTTCATAGGTCAAAACTTTAGTGTTGCCACGGTCTTCTCAGTAGGCCAGCTTATGGCACCGATGAAAAAGACTAATCAGGCCACGGCAGAAATCGACCTCAACGTGCTGCTTGGCGTTCGCCACAATCCGAAGCCCCCGCGTGCCCGCGGTCGCCTCCCGCAGCTGAACAAGTTCTATCTCCGCATGGCGGCGGCTAAGCGAAATGCTGAGCTGAGTGCCCATTGATAATAAGGGTCGTCAGCTTGTCCAGCTTGACGGCCCGGTATGGCTGAAACGGTATTGTAGCCTCAACGGATTTTGCAACCGGAGAGACCTTCACGGGCTCCGGTTTTTTCTTGGCCTTCTGCTCAACGATCTTCTCGCCAAGCAAGTCGAATACGTCAGTGGCGGACATACAGTGCGTCCCCAAAATCGCCGCCGTGCCATTCGGTTTCCACGCGCTTGAAGCCGCAGCTGCACAGGAACGAGTCGATCTCGTCAATCTGGGCGCAGTCCTTGAATACCTCGGCGCGATTGACCTCTGTGATGATGACATCCACCTCCTCTAGCGTGCGCCTCGCTCCGATTAGGACTGCCATCTCGTAGCCCTGCGCATCGATATAGAGAAAGTTGTAGCCCTTGAATTCAAACTCGTCCAGCCGGCACACGATGACCTTCTGCCTCGTGTTGAACTTGATCCATGGAAGAATCTCAAGATGCTTGGCCGGTTCCAGCAGCGAGCAAGACTGCCCGCCGTTGACTGTTTCGCAAAACATTTCCGTCACGCAATTTTCACACCCGAGCGCCACGGGATACACCACGGCCTCAGGGTGATCGGCCATCAGCTTCTTGTAGTTGCTAATGATTGGCTCAAAGTGAACCTGCTTCAGGCCTAGACTATTCCACATTGGAATCTCCTCCCCGTGATGGGAGCCTACCTGAATCACGCCACTCGGGGCGAGGTGGTGGGACTTCAGGACTTCGGGGACATTCATTTGAGCTGGAAGTGCGTGTATTGGCTGATGTTGTGGCCAAAGCGGGCAAACGGTCCCGTATTGTAGTCGTAGACGAAGGCCATGGCTCCGCGCTTCTGGTGGTTGAACGCCTTCAGGCGGTGCCACTCATTCGGCGCCGTAAGGCCGGGGATATATTCGATGGAGACGCCCTGCTCTTCGAAGGCGGCGGGATTGCTCGATCCCTTGCGATGCTGGTCGCCCAAGTGCCACTCGCGGAACTCGGTCTCGGACCAGTCCTTTCGGCGCTCGTTTGCCATCAAGGCAGCGAGACGAATGGGCGAAACAGAGTGGCCATGCTCGAAACCGATCAACGTCCTGCCATAGCGATGAAACTTGTAGGGCGAAGAGCTGGCGTCCACGACCACATTCGGGTCTGTGTGAAAGTAGGCCCGAAGCAGGCGGGCCAGCGTGAAGTCAGCCATGCGGCTGTGATTGCCGGGAATCTGATAGATGTAGACCTTCTTGGCAATCTTGCGGGCGCGATTGACCATCTCGATTGCGATGCCCTCAGCGCGCTCGTAGACGTGATGCCACGCAATGGCTTCGGGCTGGGCCGTGCCGGCTGTGGTCGTGTGAAAGACGTTGTCAACGTGCGTGAAGTCGTTGCCGAACGGCATGAAAACCTCATCGAAAGGCCCGAACGCCATGGCTTTTTGGTAAAGGTCGTCGATGGCGGACATAATATGCGCGGCAGATAGGTCGATGTCCCACGGGCCGTCAGCCTCGGGTTGTTGGCATAGCAGGCCAATGTGCGGGTCCATGATGTCGATTTCAATGGCGCGTCGGTGGGGCAGCGTCAGCTTTCGCACCGCCGGGATGTCGAGCACTGGCGCATTTTCTTGAATCTTCCTCAGCAAGGATTCGCCGGCCAGAATCAACGGAGCCTTGCGCTTCAGCTTGACCTTCACCTGCCAGAGCTGTTCCCGAACAGGAGTCTTGCTTCCGCGGGTCCACAGCGTGGACTGGGTGCCGTTGGGCCCGGCGGCAATGACCGTCTTGCCGTCCGCCGCTGCTCCGCCAACCGTCGTCGCCGGCTCGCGCATGATGACAGACCACTTGTTCACCTCCGAGCTTTCCACCGTCCAGATGTCGAGGTTGACCTTGGACGCCGCCAGCAATTGCTCGACGGTGGTGATGTCGGGCGACACGGAATAGGCCGTTGCCTCGTCCCCCGACTCCTTGAACCCTGATCGTGGTCCAGCCGCCTCGGAAGAGGCGCCCGTGTCGGCGGACTTATCCTTGCCGGATTCGATCGCCATTATGGCCCGACCGGCCGCGGCCCTAGAAATGCCAAGGGCGCTTGCCACGCGATGGCGCCCGTGACCCGGATTGCGCTCGAGGTAACTTCTAATGCTTTGAATCTTTTCGCTGAACTTGACGTCTTGTTTGGTCATAATTATTTGCCTGTCGGTGCCCCTTGTAGCGCGACGACCAAAGCAACGGCTTTTGGTCTGGCTGTGGTCGTCCCATCAAAAGTTATCCCTGATGCAGCATGGAGCCATGTCCAGCTCCACCCATCGCTCATTTCGTGCATCCTGAGCTGCATCCCAAATGCGCTGGCGGCTTTGGCGAGGTTTTCGGCCTGCTCGTATGTCGGCCAAGCGAGATTCATCGCACGTCTATGCTTTTCATTGCGTTACCAGAACCAGACAGGCGCAAAGAGCGCAAGTAAAATCTTACTGTTGACCGTCCGGAATGTAACCGCATGGTAGTAGGTGTTGGGGAAAGGTGGGACCGCGCCGGGGGAAACAACGACACCTCGTCAGTTTCATCCACTGCCGGGGAGAGCCGGACGACTCCCCGGCCCCCTCCTATTTATGCAAGAGAAACAGAGACACCCAAACCCGACCGATTCGTGGGTCGCACCCGAGCACGCCCGCATGGCCTACGGCATGCGCCGTTTCCGCCACGGGATCAAGGACCGTGATGGGCTGTGGATCGCCCGACCCGGAGAGAGAATCCTGCCGGAACCCGAGTGCCTGCGTCATCAAAGATGGTCCGATGCGAGAAAAGATATTTGTTGACAGGCCAAAAATAATCCCCATTTCTGGCCCTTTCTTTTCCCCTTTTCTTTGTCAAAATATTTTCGAGGAACCGCACATACGAAAACTACTGTCAGTGACCGAGAATAACGACAGAGTGAGAGCGAGGATGCCAGACAAACGAAACCGATGCCATCTTGTCGCAAAGAGCCCAGACGCGATCCGCAATCGGCCGCAAATTCGGGTGACGCACTTTCCAGAGCCGAGCGGCGCCATTGATGACCAAGCTCGAATCGCCCTTCACGAGAAGTTCGTAGCCGGAAAATCCGCGCTCTCCGGTGATGTCCAGCAAGCCTTGCTCGAGCGTCATCCACTCAGCCTGATTGTTGGTTATCGGGCTTCCGTATTCCTTTTGCACTATTTTAGCAACACCTTGCTCATCAGAGACTTGGAAGGAACCATATCCGTTTCCCGGATTGGTTGGTCGAGCGCCTCCATCGAAAATCAGCGTCAGTTTCATCTGCGGCCTTAATTGCTGTCAGCGGACGATTTATGTAGCAAGGACAAAGAACATGAAGAATAATCAAAATAGTTGTTGACGACCCCGGCTGTTTTAGTATTTGGTCAGCGTATAACTCTTGTGCTTCAGGTTTGAGCTGCAATCAGACCTACGTTTCCGGAAAAACTGCCGGCCGTCCAAACCACCACCGGGTGAGAGGGGCGCAAGTGATGTTCTTTTTTGTTTCGACCAGTTCGGCGGATTGCCGGCTGGTCTCTGCCTCAGTGATGTAGAAGTCAACATACGACCTTGCCAAGGTTGATACCAGAGTGCGAATCTCTGCTGGGGCACCAATTTTCTGAAGACGACGGACGAGGCTTTGGCCCGGCGAAAATCCGGGATGGGTAGCGAGCGGTCGTTTTCAGGTGTCCGATGGTAGCGCGGGTCACTTGGCTTGCCACTGTGTCAGCGCGAGAGTAGGACCTCGGGTCGATTCCGATAGCAGCGAATCGTTTGGCCTTTTAAGCCAACTGGAGAAATCCACGTCGGGGGTGCAAGTCCCTCTCGGCCCACCAATTTATGGCGGTTTAGCCAAGCAGTAAGGCAGTGGCTTGCAAACCCACTATACGTCAGTGCAATTCTGACAACCGCCTCCAAACTAGGAAGAAATGCCGGCTCGAATCCGGCGCGGTCCTACGGACCGACTCGTCTAAGCGACAAGGCGCTTCCTCTCTTTAGGCCGAAAGCATTGTTAGTAATGCACCTCCCTTGCACGGAGATTTCTGCGGGTGCAACTCCCGCTCGGTCCACCAATTTATGTTCCGGCCCACCTGACTTGTGGGCTTAAATGATGTAGTCGTAAAACTAGGAACTCCATGCATCGGTAATTCAGTGGCCAGAATGTCTGCCTTCCAAGCAGAACGTCGTGGGTTCGACTCCCACCCGGTGCTCCATTTCATCCAGCAGTGCCAGAGCAGCAATTGGAGGTGGCTGTAAACCATCTGCCTTCGGGCTACGGAGGTGCAAGTCCTTCCTGCTGGACCAATTTCATGGGGGATTAGCTTAAATAGTAGAGCGCGTGCCTGATTAGCGCGTGGCGGTGGAGCGTTACCACCATCCCCTACCATTTCATAGGGCCGACAGGTATAGTATCGGCAGGCACTCCAAACGCCTAGCGAGTTGGTGCGATTCCAACCGGCCTTGCCATTTCAGTATGATAGCAACGATAGCGACAGCGTATGTCGCATTGTGGATGATCCTTCTTCCGCAGTGGCGACGTAAGAACTAAGACAACAACAGGGCCGCCGGACGCCGACGCCCTCTAAATTTCGGGACGGTAGCTGATGTAGTCATAGCGGCGGCCTGAAGAGCCGTTGAAGTTGGTGCAATTCCAACCCGTCCCACCATTTTATTGCCGGGAGATTTGGAATCCTCCAGCCTCATAAGCTCGGATGAAGTGAGTTCGATTCTCACCCCAGCATCCATTTCATCGGTCCAAAGTGTTACTTGGTCGCACACTCCGTTTGGGGCGGAATAGTCGGGGTTCAAATCCCCGTGGGCCGACCACCTTCGTCAGCAATATCAACCCAATGCTAGTCATTTTCATTCTCATGAATATCTCCTGCCCCCCGAATTACAAGACGTCCGTCTCCGCCAGCCCGCGCAATCAGTTCGGGATGCTTGGCGGATATACGCCTCCGCTTCAGTGGAGCGTTGATCCGACGTTTGGCTCGTTTATTGAAGACCCGGAGCATCCCGGCGACACAACCCTCGGCTTCTTCGTTGCGACAACCGATAATGCAAGGTATGGCCAAACGACCAATTATACGGTCACGGCCCAAACGGTCAACGGGCCAGTCGTGCAAAGTGGAGGCGTGCAGCTAAGTTTTCCGGAGGCCCCGGCTGACCATATTACGGTGACCGTGGGTCTACCAGTCCCTGCCTAATGGCAGTTTTCCAGATGTGGTGCCAAAGGCTGGCGACTCCGCTCGGAACGGAGATTATGCAGGTTCGAGTCCTGTCATCTGGACCATTTCAAATCAGCGGTGAGCCGGCGCGAATCCGGCCTGCACCTCGGCCAAGGTTTTTCGCGGGCTCCGCGAATCCGCTGATTTTCACTTTCACGGGTTATTGTTGAATGAGTATCTTGTCCCTCTGTCTAAGGGACGTAGCGAGTGCGAGTCTCGCATAGCCCGCCATTTCCCACGATTAGTTCAACGGCTAGAACGGCAGTCCTACACACTGCGCGCAGAGGGTTCGACTCCTTCATCGTGGACCATTTATTGCAAGGAAGGCAAATCGGTGAACGCCGGCAGTCTGTTAAACTGTGTCGTAGATGGTTCGACCCCATCCCTTGCAGCCATTTCGGGAGTGTAGCTCAGCAGTCAGAGCATTCGGTTGTTAACCGACAGCGCGCAGGTGCGAATCCTGCCACTCCCTCCATTCTCGCGTAGCTCAGTAGTTAGAGCGCCTCCTTGACATGGAGTAGGTCGCTGGTGCGATTCCAGCTGCGAGAACCATTTGAGCCCTTGGACAATACCGTGTGCCGCATCCCGGCAGCTGTGCGACCCAGCAATCCAACGGCGGTTACGGGCCTATAGTGTAACAGTCAGCACACGGAGCTTTGACCTCTTGAGACTAGGTGCAAATCCTAGTGGGCCTGCCAATTTCATGCCTCGTTCGTATATCGGCAATTACGCCGCTCTCTGAAAGCGGACAGGGTGGTTCGATTCCATCACGGGGCGCCATTTCAATCGCGGGCATTCGCTGTCTTGTCTATCTGGCGGGATAGAGGAAGTTCGCGTCTGCACAACACGTCGAGGCAGGCTCACGCCGTTACGACCTCACGACCGCAGCAAGCCAAACAGAACGAGGGGTGAGTGTTGCTCCTATGACTTCGGGTTGGCGCTCAGACAAATGAATGCCTCCTGCTTCGGCAGAAGACAGAAACGCGGCTACAGCGATTGAAAACTTTACGGACCACAAGCATTAACAGTGATGCACTAGGCTCTTACCCTTGGGAACACGGCGCAATACCGTGGCGGTCCACCAATTTCTGCCAGTTGCCGGATACCCAACGCGGTTCCCGGAACCTTCTTCTGGCAGGATCATGGCCGGCGATTCAGCAATCCACAGACTCTCATAAGGTCAGTGAATCCGGGGCAGCACCGGAGCCAGCTTCCAATTTCGGTCTAAATGCGGAGATAGTCACCGCGCATCATTGGTAATGATGAATAGGCTGGGTGCGAATCCCAGTTAGACCTCCAGTTTACGGGGATATGGTGGAACGGCAGACACAGTTGCCTTAGAAGCATCCGACGAAAGTCATGGGGGTTCAAATCCCTCTATCCCTACCAATTTATGGCCGATTCGACAACCAGCTAAGTCCTCGCCCTTTCAAGGCGAAGTAGTGGGGGCAGCACCCACATCGGCTACCATTTATGGCCTGTTCGTCTATAAGTCAGGACGGTTGCTTCTCAAGCATCAAAGGCGGGAGCGTTACCCGCACAGGCTACCATTTGATTGGAACTACCCAGATGCGCTGGGACGTGGCAGCAGGAAGCTGAAGGGGATGCGCAAGCGAGTCGGGTCATGGCTGACAAGGGCGAAACTCCGTTACACTAAGGCACTCCCAGAGATCGTAAGCTCTGGCTCCGCGCTGCAGGGAAGCATTTTCAAATGAGCGGTCAACCGAATGCCATCCCTCCGCTACACGGGCCTCTCGGCGGGATGCAAAACCCGCTTTCAATCAATCTCGGCTTGTGGTGGAACAGCAGACACAGGGCGCTCAAAACGCCCCGCCTAACCGCGTGAGGGTGCGATTCCCTCCTTGCCGACCAATTTCATAGTCTCGTGTCCCAGCGGACCCGGAGGATTTATACCCCTCAGTGCGCCAGATTAGCGCCGTGACTGGGGGCAGCACCCAGCGGGACTACCATTTCGCAGATGCCTTCAGCAAGGCAGCGGCTTTCGTAAAGCTGATGAAGTCGGGGCAGCACCGACCTTCTGCTCCATTTCATGTTGGCTTGTATTCAGCAATCCTACCGCCCTTGTAGCGCGGAAGAAGCCGGGGCAGCACCGGCAGCCAACTCCATTTCATCAGGGGAAGTAGTGTAACGCAGCAAACACTGGAGATTGTGAACCTCCGATTGTGGGTGCAAATCCCGCCCCCCTGACCATTTCCCCGTCATAGCTCAAGAGACAGAGCAAGCCCCTGCGAAGGGCGAGATTGCAGTGCGAGTCTGCATGATGGGACCATTTCGTCTCGTTACATCAATCATATAGACCCGGGCCTTCTAAGCCTTGTGGATGCTGGTGAGAGCCCAGCACGAGACACCAATTTGCGGATACTTATTGGGGTAGTGCCCAAGCCCAAAGGACGGCACCAAGTCCGAGTAAGGTAATATCCGTGATATATTTTTGCTCCATTCGTCCAATGTACAGGGCCTGCGTCTTCGGAACGCATGATGAGGGTTAGATTCCTTCATGGAGCGCCACTTTATAAAAACCATCACTCTCTTGTAGCACAAAGGACAGTGCGGCGGTTTCCTAAACCGTTGATGCGGGTTCAAGTCCCGCCGAGAGAACCATTTGGAGACGCAATCCAGCGGGGCTGGAACGGGCCTTGAAAACCCAGTGACGCGAAAGCGTTGGGATTCGATTTCTCGCGTCTCCGCCAATTTGGACAGTCAATCATGCAAGGCATGGCTCGCCCTCGAAAAGCGAAGGACGCAGCAATGCGTTGGGGTGCAACTCCTCGGCTCTCCGCCACGGAAGGTTAACTGCTCAGGGAGCAGAACGCTCTGGAAAGGCGCTTGTTCGGGAAACCGGATGGGATTCGACTTCTCAGCCTTCCGCCATTCTGGAGAGTGAACCAAGGCAGCCTTGGGATTCTTTGCTAAAGAAATCGTTCGGGCTTGACCCGGATTGGGGGCAGCACCTACTCTCTCCGCCACTTCGAAACAAAAATGAACATCAAGAACGTGCTCGGGCTACCCGTGCTTTCGCTCAACAAGAATTGGCAGGCTTACGACGACAGGAAGAACGTCAGAAGGGCATTCGAGGACATGACGTCCGGCATCGACCTACCAGCATTCTACGGGATGGACATCGAGCTTCACCCTGACGGCACGCTGATCTACGCCAATCCGTGCGACATGGATGATTGGGAGCAGCTGGCCGTGCGTCCCGGGGACGACTTCATCTTCACTGGCCGCAGGAACATCCGCGCACCCCGGGTCATCATCAGCCGCAACTACGACAAGACCTCGGTCAAGCCAATCAAGCTTACCTACTCGGCCATCAAGAAGAGGGACAAGCAGCAGTGCCAATACTGCCGCCAGTTCTTTCCGCTCGAGGAGCTGAATGTTGACCACGTAACCCCCCGTCACCACGGCGGCGTGGACTCGTGGGATAACCTTGTATGCTCGTGCATCCCGTGCAACAGCAAGAAGGGGCACAAGCTGAACGAGGAAATCGGCTACGTTCCGCTGAATTCGCCCAAGCAGCCGTTGCCGCTTCCGGAAACATTCATTTCGAACGCCAAGCACCCCAGCTGGATTCCGTTCATGGTGGCCGCGAAATAGGTCTTGACCATTCCTGTTCCCGCGGTCACCACTGGTGTATGAAAACCTCAGAACACCCGGGAAAGATCGCAATGGACAAGGTGCTGTTCGACGCAGCCACTGGCAATGCTACGGACCTAACCGCCTACTCGGCTATAGTCTACCTGCACCAGCGCTTGGAGGAAGTCGAAAGCAGGCTGGCAGATCGCAATCGAGCATTCAAGCCGCCGGCCCCAGAGGAGGTCGCGGCCTATGCCGCCACCATCACCTTCTCCCTAGATGGCGCCACGTTCTGCGATTACTACGCAACCCGAAACTGGTGTGTCGGGAAAATAAAAATGAAGGACTGGAAAGCGTGCGTGCGGACATGGAAATCGCGCCGCGCCCAAGACGTCCCGAAACGCGGCAACGCTGCCCAGAGTCAATTTGGAGACAAGTTTTAATGAAGCTCGAAGAGGTTGAAGTTCGAGACACCGCCAAGCCGCTAGACGTCGTCGTCCCCGGCTATATTCCTCCCGCCGTTCCGCCAACCCCCGAGCAGCGGGCCTCAGAGCTTGAGCGCCTTGCCCGTGACTACATCGCCCGCGCTCGCAAGCAGGACGCAATCGCACGCTACGAGGCCTACTGCCCACCGGAATACAAGAGCTATGATCGCAATCACCCGGTGGCTGCGGCGAACATGGAGAACATCAATCGTATCTTGTCGTGGAAATACGGAAAGAGGGGCCTGCTTGTGACGGGACCGACCGGTGTCAACAAGACGCGCTCGCTCTGGGGGCTGACGCGCCGGCTGGCCCATGATGACGGTGTGGATTTCCGCTACTACAACGCATCAGACTGGCTCTCTGGCCTTCACGAGTGCGTGAAGTATGGGCGCGATGAGGCAAAGGGGTGGGTGGACAAGCTCGGCTGGTGCCCGCTGGTCATCATCGATGACTGGGGGCAGGAGGCTACGCTGAAGTCCCGGGAGGATTGGGCGCAGGCGTGGTTCTTCCGCTTCCTTGACTTGCGCATCGAGCGCGGCCTTCCTGTCGTCATGACCACCAACCTCAAGGCCCGCGACATCGCTGAGCGTTCGGACGCCATCCGCGGCGACCCCCTTATCCGTCGCATGCTCGAGATCATGGATGTCGTCAACTTCTGGCCTCAGGACAGAAAATGAGACTGCGCATCAATCGCAAGCACATGAGTCAACCGCATGGCGGTTGGGGCTACCCGGTTCCCGATGGCCCCGTGCTGAACGCGGACACGGTTGATGCGCTGGTCGAGAAGCTCTCCGACTACCGCGAGGCGAATGGGCAGCCTGTTGGCGAACCCGAGCATGACATCGCCAAGCATCACGCGGCGAAGTGGCCTTGGCTGATTGAGGAGATCGAGGACGCGGACGTCGAGCTTAACGAGGCTGAGGCTTGGATTCACCGCGTCTGGCGATCCCCGCCGCTGCGTCAGGCGGAGACACGCGCCAGAGAGGAGCGATTTTCTCAATGCCTCAAGTGCGTCCATTTCGAGCCGCTCGACACCGAATCGCTGACGAATGAGGCGGCGCGCCGACTCCTCTGCCTGAATCCGGCCAAGCACAGGCCGGAGCACGGCTGGTGCTTGCTTCGCGGGTGGATTCCTTCTGTTGCGGTCCAGATACAGGACCCATGGGAATTTGCCGATTGGACCGGCAAGGACAAGGCATGCTGGCTTGACAAGGAAACAAAAACTGACATCACCAAATAATGAAGCACACTACGGCAGCGTTCGGAGGAACCTACAATCACAAGGTCATCAAAGAGTTGCGCGCAAAGCTGGCGCAGAGCAACCTGATTTTGACGGCGCTTGTTCAGCACAGCGAGATCAGCGAGGAAGAGCTGAAGGCCATCGTCAGTGATTTCATGGCGAAGCAGTACGCCCAGCTGACCAAGCGCGGGGTATAAGAAAAGCTTATATTGGCCTTGACCGGCCCGGGTTTTGCGCCATTTTCACCACGAAATGGTTAAAAATCCGAAAAAACTGGCCAAATCGAATCCTTTTGGGGTAGCCGATCCTTATGCATCAAGTATCGGGAATTCGCCGGAAGTCTCCGAGAAGACACTAGACTCCGACAATCGGGTCATCACCAGTGTCGATCAGGCCATTTCGGTCATCGACACGCTGCAGTGGGACGCGCAGAAGCTCGTCAAGAATGCGGCAAAGATCACGTCGTTGAAACAAGGCCGCAAGCCTTACGACAGCAAGACCCTGCAGAAGCAGGGCAAGGGCTACAAGACGAACATGTCGTCTGGCACCTACGCAACGACGCTGCGCCGCGTTGCCCCGAAACTCTACATGCCGTTGCTCAGTGCGAGCACTCTGACCGCGGCGGAACTGCCCGCCGGAACCCCGAACGGGGAACAGAAGACGGAACACTACCGCGAGACGATCACCAACGCCATCCGCTCGTGGCCTCGCTGGAGCACCTTCGTCCGACTCCTGACTCAGGAAGTCGTTGACTACGGTTTCGTGTTTTCTGCCTTCACCGACCGCTATGAGTGGCGCCCGCACCTGTGCCGCATGGACCGCGGATTCGTCCCGGCCGGCACGGAGGTCATGGATTTGGAGCCGGCATTCTTCGCCCTGCAGTGGGACTACCAGCCGAGCCAGCTGCTGAAGATCGCCAAAGACGCAGCCGATGCCGGCGTTGATGGATGGGACAAGGAAGCTGTGGCCAAGGCCGTGCAGCAGTCCAAGCCTTCCACCGCCCCGACCCGCGAGCCAACGGGCTGGCGCAAGTGGGAGGAGCTGGTGCGCGAGCAAGTGTGGAGCTACGCGACGTCCAAGAATTTCCGCGTCGTGGAGTCGATCCACCTTTTCGCCCTCGAGAATGATGGCAAGGTGTCTCACTACATCGTCCTCAAGGAAGCTGAGGAGGATTTCCAGCTGCTATACGAAAAGGTTGATGCCTTCGATAGCATGGCTAATGTCGTCACGCCGCTGACGTTCAACTCGACCGACGGCACCATCCACGGCTCGTGGGGCGCCGGCCATCTTCTTTACGACTTGGGCGGTCTGCAGGAAAAGATTTTCTGCGACATGGTGGATAATCTGCGCAACGCCAACAAGCAGCGCCTTCAGGTCAAGAATCCGGCTGACATCAACGACGTCAAGCAGGTGGTAAACGACACCGAGGTCATCGTTTCCGGCGCTGAGTTCGCCAACAATTTGGGTGGCGTGCAGCAGAATGTCGATGCCTACCAAGTGCTCCGCAACCTGCTCTTGCAGGCCATGGACTCAAAGGTCGGTGCGTATGTTCCGCCAATCCCGATGCAGAGTTCGGACATCAAAGCGGCACAGGTCAACGCCGCCATGATTCAGGAGAAGGAGATTTCGGATGACGCCACCGAACACTATCTCGCTCAGCTTGCTTGGGTAATCTGGGCAATAGAGCGCAGGCTCACCGACCCGGATTCTCCGCAGCCGAAAGCCAAGGAAGTCCGCGAGGCCCTGCTCAAGGTCCTGACGAAGGATGAGATCGAAATTCTGCGCAGCCAGCCGGCCATTCGCTCCGTCACCAACTTTACGCCGCTTGCGGCCCAGTCCCGCGCCCAATTTGCCACGCAATTTCTCGGCAATCAGCTCTTCAAGCAGACCGAGCTGGCGAAGCTCATTGCCAACGGCGTTCCTTCCGGAGGCACGCGCCTTGCCGAGGCAACAGTTGTGCAGGATGGAGACCAGACGCAGACGACTGCGGCCCAGCGCCAGCAGTTGCTCGAGAACGCCGTCATGACCCTCGGTCAGGACGTCCCGGTGCTTATCACCGACAACCACTGGGTCCACATGCAGACCATGAAGGGACCGCTGACTCAGGCCGTTCAGGCCAAGATGCTTGTTCAGGGCAAGGCCGGGCTCCGTCACTACACGGCACACTGGACTGCGGGCGTCGCCCAGAAGACGCTGCCCGACGAAGCAATCAACAAGGAGAAGTCATTCATTGCTGACGTCGAGAAGGCGCTTGCCGCAATCGAGCAACAGCAGCAGATGCAGCAAGCCCAGCAGGCCCAACAGCAGCAGATGCAGCAGATGCAGGGGGGCGGTGGCGGTGGCGAGGTTGCTCAGATGCCTCCTGATATGCAGCAGATGCAGCAGATGCAGCCCGGCGCTTAATCACCATGGCTGATTCATCGCTCAGGCCCCAAGTTGGCGACACGTCCAACCTCCTTCTCAAGAAGCTCGTAGAAGCTACGCAGGCGCTTGCGGCTGGTGGCGGAGGCGGTGGCATTCCAGACGCTCCAGTCGATGGAATAACTTACGGCAGAAAGGATGCTGCGTGGGTTGCTGTTCAGGCGGGATACATCGATGGCGATGTCCAGTTCTACGCCGACCTTCCGATCACGATTGGAACCCCAGCGCTGGACTCGGCGTATCTGGTGCGCGAGCCATCCGGCGTTTGGTTGGTCAACTACCACCCGGCCGGCATCTATATCCGCACGGGAAATTCTGGCGCGTTGTCCGACTGGACATACGCAGGAGAATTCCCTGATGTTTTTAGTGACGCGAACTTTCAGGTCTATAACGCAGCGGATGCCACCAAGCAGCTGAAGTTTGGGGTCGGCCTTATTACTCCAGCCACGGTTCGAACCGCGCAGTGGCCGGACAAAGATGGCACTGTTGCTATGCTGGATGACGTCCAGCCGGGCCCAACCGGTCCTACGGGTCCTACTGGAGCCGCTTCTACAGTCGCAGGCCCAACCGGCCCAACAGGCCCAACGGGTGCTAACTCTACTGTGGCCGGCCCGACTGGCCCGACCGGTGCTAACTCTACTGTGGCTGGCCCGACTGGCCCGACCGGTGCTAACTCTACTGTGGCTGGTCCAACCGGTCCTACGGGGCCGGTATCAACTGTGGCCGGTCCAACCGGTCCCACTGGCGCGAACTCCACGGTGGCCGGACCCACGGGCCCAACAGGGCCAACAGGACCGACCGGTGCAAATTCTACGGTGGCCGGCCCGACAGGCCCAACCGGTCCGACAGGCCCAACAGGTGCAGATTCTACTGTGGCTGGCCCGACAGGCCCGACTGGCCCGACCGGTGCAAACTCTACGGTGGCCGGCCCAACCGGACCAACCGGTCCGACCGGTGCTAACTCTACGGTGGCTGGCCCAACCGGGCCAACAGGGCCAACCGGTCCAACTGGGCCAACTGGTGCAAATTCTACGGTAGCCGGTCCAACAGGACCAACAGGACCAACAGGTCCAACTGGTGCTGACTCTACGGTGGCTGGCCCAACCGGGCCAACAGGGCCGGCCACGGCTCTCTACAACGCGAACGCCACTGATGTCGTGGCCAACGCCACCGACACTTATCTAACCGGCTCCGCGCTCACGGTCTCTGGATTCATCAAGGTCGGATCAACCCTGCGCTGGTCCCTCATGGCCAGCAAGACGGTAGCGGGCACAGCGGTCCCGACCTATAATATCCGATTCGGCGCGGGAGGCACCCTGACCGACACGGCCCGCATCACCACAACCGGCGTCGCCCAGACTGCTGCGACCGACTTTGCCCGCATCGACATTGTCGCGGTAGTCCGTGCCCTCGGCGCCACCACCGTCGTTGCTGGTGGCCACTGCTTGCAGCACAGCAACGGCGTTATCGGCTTCAAGAACGACGAGGGAAACAACATTGCCAGCGCCACATCCGCCGCATTTGATTCCACGCCGGGCAGCACGCAGGCCGGCATCTCCATCAATCCCGGCGCTGCTGGGGTCTGGACATTTCAAGTGGTTTCTGCGTGTCTTGAGAACACCGCATGAGATTCCATGTTGCAGCCCTACCCAATGTTCAGACTACCCGCGCTTATTCACTGTGCGGTTTTTGCATGGCGACGATTCGCTTTTGCGCCTTGCTCAAAGAGCTTGGGCACACCGTTTATCTCTACGCATCAGAGGAAAACGAAGCCCCTTGCGACGAGCTGATCGCTGTCATCACGAAAGAGGAGCAGCAGACAATCATCGGGAAAGGGGAGTATCAACACGCGACGACCGACGCGCAATATCCGCTCTGGGCCCTATCGAATTCTCGCACTATAAAAGAAATTGAGAAGCGCAAGCAGCCGCGTGATTTCATCTGCATTATTGGCGGCGTGTCTCAGGAGGCTTTGGCCAAGGCCCACCCCGACCTGATGACAGTGGAATACTCCATCGGCTACGTCAGTTCGTTCTCCAAATACAAGGTCTTTGAAAGCCACGCTTGGAGGCACATGACCTACGGCGCGTGCCACGACGTTATGGGGCATTTCTTCGATGTCGTCATCCCGCTATCCTATGACGAGACGGAGTTTCGATTCAACCCCACGCCCGAGCCATTCGCCCTTTATGTTGGGCGCCTGATCCCGAACAAGGGCCTTTCCATCGCGTGCGAGGCCGCGAAGGAGGCCGGCGTCCCCCTAAAGGTCATCGGCCACGGAGACAAATCCCTGATTACCCATGGCGCGGAATACCTCGGGGCGTTGTCGATGGAGGAACGGAACGAATGGATGGCTCGCGCCTCCATGTTGCTATGCCCAACTTTCTACGTTGAACCATTCGGCGGCGTGGCAGTCGAGGCGCAGCTTTGCGGAACGCCTGTAGTTGCCACCGACTTCGGCGGATTCCTCGACACTATTGAGGAAGGCAAGACCGGCTACCACTGCAACTACATGGGGGGATTTGTGGACGCCATCAAGAGGGCGCCCGCCCTAGACCGGGCCTACATCCGGGAGAGAGCGGTTTCCACCTACTCCATTCATGCCGTAAAGCATGCCTACGAACATTACTTCAAGCGGCTGATGCTCCTATGGGGCGACGGATTCAATAGTCTGGAGGTAATCAAATAAGCACTGGATCGCGTGCAAACTTTGGCGGTCAAGGATCATGCGATTTCTGGTTGACATAGTATTAGTTTTTCTGCTGTATGCAGAAAATGGAACCAGAGCCTCCGATCCTGACTGTTGAGTGCCGCGACGGCATTACCGCTCGCGTGCAGCGCGTTCCGTATGAGGGAACGGGTGGCGGCGTGATTACTTTTGGCCACCGCATGCATCCCGTGCTTCCGAGATACGACGAGTCCGGCGACCGCAACGAAGGGCCGGACATCTGGTATCAGGACGGTCACTGGCTCGAGAATATGCAGAGCCATCCGTTTGACATCATCCGTATCATCAAGGTCACCGCCGCCGCGCTAACCCCTGTGCAATCCCATGCCTGAAATCTCCAAATTCCTCCGCCGCGCCGACCGTCAAGTATGGTCGCGCTTCCTGAACAGTGAAGAGGGCCAGCGCGGCTTGGCCTATCTGAAGCTTTCGTGCCCTCGCTCCAAGGAGGACACAGAGGCGTCCCTGATTCGCAATGCCGTGGGATTCGATTTCTGGCACAAGAGCATTGACGCCATGGAATCCCTCGGGGAAGTCCCCGAAAAGCCAGTCATTCAAGAAGAAGACGCCCTAGAGCGATAATCATTTATGTCAAACACCCCCCCCGTAGAGCCATCCGCACAGCCCACCGCCGAAGCCGACATTCCGCCGGGCGTCGCCGCAACGGTCGATCCAACCCCTCCGTCCGAGTCGTCCCTTTCTTCGCTCCGTGAAGGCCTGAGCAAGATGACGCCGGCCAAGCCGGAACCTTCCGCCGCGCAGCTGGCTGGCCAATCCATGGCCGAGACCCCTCCCGCCGCTGAGAAGAAAGATGATTCGGGCGGCGTGCGCGAGACCATGGGAAGTGCGCTGGATTCTTTCCAAGGCGACCTGAAGACGGCCCGCAAAGCCAAGGCCAAGGCCCAGAGCGGCGAGCCGAAGCCGGAAGAGCAGTCCGCCACTGAGGCCCTCGCTTCCGCCGCGGCGCCCGAGCAGTCGGAGTCCTCTGTTCCTGTGCAGAAGACTGAGGAAGAAAAGCCGGTCACCGATGAGGAAATCCAGCAGACGATCAACGATCCCGGCATCTCGAAGCGCCACCAGAAGCGCATGGTCCACCTCGCCAACAGGGCCAAGGAACTCGAGCGCAAGCTTTCGGAGGTGGAGGCCAAGCCTCAGTCAGACGCCAACGACGCTAAAATCAAGGAACTGGAGCAGAGGGCAGCCACTGCCGACAGCGAGTTGACCCGCTATCGCCATCGCTATGCCCTTGAGCAGGAGCCCGAGCTGAAGCAGTTCGAGGAGCGGGCCGTTCAGGCCGAGGCATCCATCCACGGAAAACTGAAGGAGGCCGGTCTTTCCGACGGCACCATCAAGCTGATTCAGGATGCCGGCGGGTTCGACGCATTCTCGCGCTCCACGAGGCAGTTCGTGGTCAAGGAGCGAGACGAGGACGGCAACGATGTCGATGTTCCGATCACCGCGGCGTCGCTCGCGAAGAAGTGGCTCAACGATATGAACGTGGGTGACTCCGAATACATCCGCTCCAAAATGAAGGAGAAGTTCGAAGCCTTCGACAGCAAGAAGCGCAAGGCCGAGGAGCTTTCCTCGCAGTCCGAGCAATGGTTCAAGGACCAACAGGCTTCTCAGCAGAGGTTGATTGAGGATCAACAGAAGCTGGCCGAGGGCTATCGATCTGGTTACGAGAGGGAGATCACCGACTGGGAAAAGCAGCAGGAGCCGCTCAAGGACAAGCAGATTTCCCCGACGGCCACCGAGTCCGAGCGCAATGGGATCGAGGCCTACAACAACCACAATGCGGGCGTGCGCGCCATGCTGAAGATGGCAGTCGCCCCGACGTCACTCTCGGATCACGTTGCGGTCGTCAAGGAGGCCGCTTCGGCCCTATTGCTGCGCCGCGACAACACCGCGCTGAAGAAGCAGCTGGTTGAGGCCACGGAGAAGCTCGAGCGCCTGCAGAAGGCCACAACCACCACAGGCAAGGCGGGCGGAAGCTCCCTTGCCCGGGGCCCGGCCAAGGGTCCGGATAAGTCTGCCTCGGGCCAGCTGGCGGTGAGCGCGACGGCATCCCTGCAGGAAGCCATGGAGAGGCTCCGCACGGGCGGCGGGGGTGAAGACTAATGGCCGACAAGAACTACAGGTCCTACTACGGAATTGACGGTCAAGTCGTTGCTGACGAGACGCTTCCTCCACTAGACGAGTACCCAAAGGACTACGACGACATCCTGAAGTTCTCAATCTGCAGCGGTGCGACAGTCAGGGACTGCGCAATATCTTGCGGTAGAGAGAATTGCACTGATGCGGTTCGGGGAACGAACTACCTGTGGAAGGGCTGCTTGTTCGACGTGGAACCGCCGGCCTATGGCGCGATGACGATCAAGGGGGCGATCAAGGGCTGGACGGTAGACAACTGCCGATTCCAAGGCCATGGCGACAAGTTCGACATTGAGGTGGGTCAGTTTGATGACTACTGGTATCCCGGCCGCGTTGGCACCAAGAACGGCCTGATTCGGGACAGCTACTCGCTGGACGGAAAGCCGATCTTGGTGACCGTGTGGGACGCCGATGTCCCGGTCGCTTCCAACTCGAACGTGAAGATCAAGAAGGTCTCACCGTTCATCTGGTTCCCCTACTTCATGTTCCGCTATATTCAGATCAAGCTGAAGAAAATGTTCGGAAAGTAAAAGAAGGGGCTTGACAAGCCCAAGCATAGGGGTTTTACCCTACGACGCTGGTGTAACACTAAATTTCAGGTCGCAAGTGCGACGCCTCTCGCCACCACTAGCAGCGAGGGGAGGGCGCTAACAGCTTTCGCCGCGGCAAAACGCATATCGGTGCTGATACTATCGGCACGCTTAGCACCACATGCGTCTACCCGTAACGATCAAGCGAGCCGGAAAATACCACACATTTTCCTATGTCCCTCCCAACCTGTTCCCTAGACGCCTCTGAAGTTTCTCAGCTCGTCACCGCCCAGAACCCGAAGATTTATCTGGAAATCCTCCAGAAGGTCAACACGGAGTCTCCGTGGGCCAACATCATCCCGTCGTCTCCGACCGAGGCGAACATGGGCGACACCATCGAATCCGTCGTAACGCCTCGCTCCGTTACGAATCAGGATCAGGTGGAGCCCGCCTTCACCAACTTCACCTCGACGGGCTGCACCCTCGAAGGCCCCGTCTCCCAGATGGGCAACATCCGCTTCTCGACCCAGCTCGAGATTCTCCGCGGCGAGACCGAATACATCTGTCTTTTCGCCAACTGGGACACCGTCTACGGTGCGCTCGCCCAGAGCATTCAGGCGCTGAAGTCTGAAATCACCTACCTCTACGACACGGACGTCAAGTCCAAGCTCGTGCGCTACTCCGGTCTCAAGGCCGCTGTGGTCGAGGGCGTCTCCCCGATGGCATCCATGAGCGGTGGCGAGTGGGAAGTCACGGTTGCCTTCCCGTCATCCCTGCCGACGGCCAATATCACGTTCGCGTGGACGAAGGCCCTTCTCAACCACATCACGGAAGTGTTCGAGGTTGAGTGGTTCGGCGCAGGTGCCGACCAGCACGCGAAGTTCATCGCTTCCGCGACGGTCCTCGATGCCTTCCGCAACGAGATCGGCGCCGCCGGCCCGAACACCTCGCTCATTGCGGGCACCACGGGTGGTTTCTCCGACGCCAAGAAGGCGCTCTGGGAGTTCCTGTGGATGGAGTCCAACTTCCGCGGCCTGAAGTTCGCCAAGGACCGCTACCCGCTCCGCTACAACGTAGTGGACGTGGATGGCTACCCGGTGTGGATCGCTCCCCGCGTGAAGCAGCTGGTCACCGCCACGAACAGCGGTTCCGGCTACCGCCTCGCTCCGAACGCCCAGTGGGCTACGGCGAAGTATGAGGTCGCGGTCATGGTGTTCCAGAACGCCTTCCGCCGCCGCGTGCCGCAGCAGTTCGTTGCACAGGGCGAGATCAAGTATCCGTCCCAGAACTTCGGTGGCGACCTTCAGTGGTCCTTCCTGAAGGATCAGTGTAACAAGTGGGGTGACAAGGGTCAGTTCCTGTATCAGATCGCTCGCGCCTACCAAGTTGGTTCGGCCGGTGCCCACAGCATCGTCCCGATTGCCTTCAAGCGCTGCCTGCCTGACTACGGTCTCTCGACTTGCTCGAGCCTGACCTCCAGCTAAGCTGAAGAGTTCTCGAGCCCCCCGGACATCCGCGGGGGCTCTTTGCACTCCTCAACCTAACCTAACTTCGGCGGATTAAGTTCACGCCCAGCGGACACAAAGTGGTCCACCTCACAATCGCTCCAACCTGAACCATGCCAGAGACTGCCAAAAGCCCGGCCTACAATGATTCGGACAACGTCCTTCTCTGGAAGGCGATGTTGAATTTTTGGGTCATCTCCGGCCAGTATGGGTTCAACACCTCCAAGCCGACACTTGGAAGTTCAGACACGGTCCTCCTTACCCGGGGATTGGAAGCGGTTCTAGCTATAAACTAACCGTTTCCTATGCCTCCAGCCAATCCTCTCGCTCCTCAAGTTGGTGACACGACAAACCTGCTTCTCAAGAAGCTAGTCACCGCAACGCAAGGCATCTCTGGCGCCATCGGCGCAGTCACATCGGTCAACGGTCAGATTGGCGCGGTCGCCCTTGACGCAGCCGACGTCGGTGCGGCCCCGGAGTTTTACCCGTCTGCCTCCACCCGCCGAGTATATGTAGACAAGTCGGGAATCGATGCGACGGCAGACGGCACTCCGTCGCTGCCGTTCCTGACTGTCACAGGCGCACTTACCGCAATTGCTTTGTTTGCTCAGCAGCCAGCCGTCACGATCCCGGTTGAGATTGTTCTCGGCCCCGGAGTTTACACCGAGGCATCTTCATATCTGCCATTCTATGTCGATATAACGGGGTCGGGGCGCACCGCGACACGCTTGGACAAGAACCTGACCGTTGGCAACAGCAACTATGGGTCGAACCTCATTCGTGATCTTACGCTTGGCAACGACACCACGATCAGCAACATCGGAAACGCTGGGGCAACACACTACGCTTTGTTTGTAGTGAACTGCAACGCAAATTGCACGATCAATGGTAACGCCGCGGCAGGTAACTGCTTCACGGCGATCATTGGATGCCAAGGGCAAGCTGCTGGCGACCCGCCTAACCGCGGCACCACTACAGTATACAACGGGGTGTTCATCATTACCGGGTGTCAGGAGTTCAATATGAGATGCGGAACGCAGTATGGTTCCACGGCGCTTACAACGGTCAGGCTGCTTGGTTGTCAGGTGAATGTCCTGAGCATCGAAGGCAACGCGAACAGCGGGCCGGTGACAACCCACATAAAGGCCTGCAACGTGGCGAGCGGAAGCATCAACAAGTATGGCGGAGCTAGCGTCCTGACCCTGATTCACGACGCGCTTTTTGATCCTTCGATCCTGACCGGCGTCGCCGCCGATGTCGTCACGCTCACGACGCTAGCAGGCTTGGTGTCGTATCCAGCCGCTGTCCCCGGAAACTGGGCTGGGGCGGCTCCGACAACTATTCAGGCTGCCATCGACCGCCTCGCCGCGGCCAACCCCGGCGCGTAAACCATGAGGCCGCATTCACATCGTGCAGAAGCAGCCACGTTGATCCTGCTTGTGATCGTCCTTCTGGGCGCCGGTGGCTACGGGCTGAGCAAGACCAAGTGGTTCAACGGAGATGCTAAGCGGGCCACGCAAAGCACCGAGACAACGGCGAACCTTCTCAGCATCAATGCGGAGCGGGACGGAAAGATCGCGTCTGTCTTTACGGCTATCGGCGTGACCAATTCGGAGGCTCCGGAATCCCAGCAGAGGCGCGTCATCGGCCGCTTCGTTCCTGTCGGCCTTTCTCTGGTGAGCGCACCGCCCGACCCGGCGTTCCTTCTCGAGCTTGAGAAGCTCAAGGTGGCCGAGCTGAGCGGGAAGCTGTCTCAGGCAGACCGCATCAACGATGCTTTGCTCAGGGATGCCGGTGCGACCCAGCGCGAGCTGGCAAAGGCCATTGCCGCCAAGCGGGCTTCCGACCAAGCCCTAGAGTGGGCCGCGGCCGAGAAGCTGGGGGCTGAAAAGCAGGCATTCTGGTTCATGCTGGCAGCAGCGGGAGCCGCGATCCTTTACGTCTACACCAAGGTCACGCACCTCAGCCCCGGCGCCCTCGCTGAGGCGGTATCAGACATCCGCAAGGACCCAACCCAAGCCATTGCCGCAATCGACGGGGTTACGACAAGACTGCAACAGAAGCTCGTGAGATTTTCGCGCCGAGTCTTCCACCCATAAAATGTCACAATCTATGATCGAACGCTTTGAATCTACCATCGGGGCCGTGAAGCCCGTATTTGCAACCGCCTTCAGTGGTCTTCCTATTGTCGCTTCTGCCAGCGTGTGGATGGACGCCATTCGGGGATGGGCAGCGTTTGCCACGGTTCTGCTTGGCGTTCCGACCGCGATGCTGATTATCATCTACTGGGGCCTGAAGGTCCGCTCCTCTTGGATTAATCGCAATCACAGAGGGGGCGTCTATGAGCTGTAGCAACTGCGGCGCTTCTGGGGGGGCCTGCTGTGGTGGGGGAACAACCTGCGGCCACTGCGACTCCGATGCGTTCGACTCGCCATGCACCGATCTCGGTCAGGGCTTCCCGCTTTCCATCAAGGCCGATTGCGCGCTTCCGATCTACACGCCAATCCCGGGCATTGTTGGAATCTGGAACGGTGTTGAATGGCTGCTGTCCGGCGATGACAGCTCGTCCACGGACTCTTCTGCGGCGTCTTCTGCGCCGGTTGCTGGTTATTCGCTGCTCGTGTACCGTCGGGACGGTGGGAATGAGCTTTTCAACGGAGGAATGTATGTCAGGACAGCGTTGACTGACGATCTGCTTCAGCTGACGCTCGAAAATCCGGCCGGAAATCCAGATACCATTATCTTTGGGCCGGCGACCATTGATGATCCGGGTGGTATTCTCGTCTCGCCAAGCATGATCGGGTCTCTCACCCCGGGGCAGACCGAGGTAGGTGGATTTGAGGCATCCATCGGAAGCGGACCGAATGGCCTATACGTCGGCTCCATCACGCTCAACTTCATCGGGGCGAACAACTCTCCGTTCGTCATCAACTTCGAGATTACCCTAGCAAACTAAGCCTTGACACTTAGTATTAGAAAAACTTATACCACACACCACCATGATTGACCTTAGCCGAAAAGACTCCTGCTACCCGGGCGAGAAAGACTTGCCTGCGCGTGTCTGCTATCCAAGCCTGCATATCACCTCGGAGGACGCCATCAAGTTCCCGGACGGCAAATTCGAAGCCACCATTTCTTGCAAGTGCAAGGCCGGCGAGTGGCGCGAGAATGAGCGCGGCGAGAGGGTCTGTGCCTACACCCTTGAGGTCTTCGGTATCCAGCCCGGCAAGTCGGTGAAGGGCGAAGATGGCGAGGGGGAAGAGGGCGAGGAGCAGGACGCTGCCTCGGCCATCATGGAGAGCATGCAGAAGACCGCATCCAAGAAGCTGAAGGACGAATAACCCAATGCTTGTCTCCTCCATCTATTCCGACGTGATTGATGCACTGGGTAAGTGCAATCAGGAGTTTGCGTTCCGCAGGCTCACTGAGGCCCTTGCCATGCTGCAGAACAAGGCGCGATGGAATCCGAATGTGGCGGACATCGACATCTGCGTCACGCAGAACTACGTCACCCTCCCGGGCTTTGTCGGCACCGTTCTCGGCGTCATGACCAACGGCAAGCCGAACTACCTGACGGATGCGTCATGGTTCGACTACCACCTGAATGGCCCCGGCAACCAAGACTGCGTTGGCGTCAACTACGCCCAGCTGGCAGGCTGGTTCCCGGTCATCCGTGATCCCAGCTCGGCGGTCTACGTCGTGGCTGAACTCGAGACCGCTGCGGACAACAACACCCAGCTTCGTGTCTTCGGCCTAGATGCCAACGGCAACCAGATTTACACGCCCAACCCAGAGACCGGCGTCATGGAGCCCGGCTTTCTCGTTCCGACCGTGTTCGGTTTCCCTGTTCGTGCGGCTGACGTGGGCCCTATCACGCGAATCACCCGCATCCAAAAGGCCGTGACGTCCGGTCGCGTTCGCCTTCTTGCGATCTACCCAGACGATCTGGCGGCACAGACCCTTCTCGGCTACTACGAGCCCGAGGAGACCGACCCGCGCTACCAGCGCATCAAGGTCCCGCCACACAGTTGGGTGCGCGTCAAGTACCAGAAGAAAAACCCGGTTATCACCGGCCTGAACGACTGGATTTCGCTGAATTCCTCGCAGGCCGTGATCATGGCGGTGAAGGCCGTGAAGTTCCGCTACGAAGACAAGCTCGAACTTGCCAGCGGATACGAAAACGAAGCAGCCCGACTCCTCTCTGAGGACCAGAAAGCAACGCAGCCGGCCGTCGTCTCTGCGCCGCAAATCGTCAACTCCGATCAGTTTAATAACTGTGGTCAGGACGCCCTAATCTACAACTGCTAATGCCCCCCCGTGAGACTCAAGGTGATCTACAGCCAGCCGGTTCCGCCTATCTAATCGGCGGCGCGGATTCCTTCACGCAGCCGATGGCGCTGGAGGACACGGAGGTGGTCATGGGCATGAACGTCGTGAACCGCGGAGGCTACTACCGAACTCGTCCCGGCACCCGAATCATGTCGAACCTGATTGGGGGCAACGCGCAGGGAGGCGCCTTCTTTGTCCCAAGCAACGGCGGAACGCCGGCCTATGTTGCGGCGGTGGACGGCAAAATCTACGTGTCCGTGTCCCCGTTCAGAGCCTACATCCAGCTGGATGGCCTGCAGTTTAACCCGGTTTCCCGGTTTGTCTCCTTCACCCTTTGCGAGCAGTCTACCGACTACACGCCCGAGGGGCAGCTTTACTTCCTCGAGCAGCCGAAGACGGTGCTTATCATGCAGGATGGCGTGACTCGCGCCGCTTACTGGGACGGCGTCACGCACGGCCACATCAATCCGACGCCGTCGGGGGGAGCGGAGACGGAGGTCGGATTGGACGGAACCAAGATCGGGCTTTGGTCGGTCTGGTCAAACAACCGCTTGTGGGTCAGCCGCGGCAACCAGATTTTCGCCTCGGACATTGGCAATCCCCTCAAGTTTACCGAGAGCCAATACCTCAACGAAGGGCGCGCTTTCTACCTTACGGGCGACTGCACCGGAATCATCGAGACGCCGGACAAGGACGGAATTCTGGCGTTTACGGAGAAAGACGGAACGCTGCTTCTTTCCAACATTCAGGACCGTGAGCTATGGCTCGACACCTCTGGGTTCCAGAAGACGATCCTTCCGGCAACCGGCTGTGTGGCCCCTCGCTCTCTGGTGAACCAATACGGTCTGACGTGGTGGTTCTCTGCGACGGGCCTGCAGAACCTGAACTCCGCCCTCAACCAGAACATCACGTCCAAGATCGACTATCAGGACATGGCGATGATGTCCTCCAAGCTGAACATTGGCCCGGACATGACCGTGGTGGCAGCCGGATACTACGAAAACTATCTCGTGATGAGCGTCCCTTCGGGCGACCCATACAACCGCCACACTTGGGTGCTGGACCAGTCTCCGTTTGAGCAGAACACCAACGCATGGCCGGGGTATTGGACTGGGTGGCGTCCGCTCCAGTGGTCCAAGGCGGTTATCGGTGGGCGCGAGCGCGTGTTCTTCATTTCTCACGACTATGACGGGGTCAACCGCGTTTGGGAAGGCTTCCTGCCAGAGCGAGCTGACAATGGCTGCGCAATCACCTGCAGCCTGCAGACCAAGCAGCACAATTTCGGAACACTCGACCGCAAGATTTTCCGCTTTGCCCGACTCTACGCATCGCAGATTGCCGGAAAGGTTTCGCTGCGATGGTGGTGCATTCCGGAGAACGGTTCCCCTTTTCAGATTGGAACCAAGGAGATCGTGGCCACGACGGGTCAGGTGTATCCAGACTCGGCCTACGGAGGCGTCGCGCCAAACGACAATCTGTTCAGGCCGAATCGCTCCCAGACCAGAATCATCCTTTCCGAAGAAGACGCCGGAGGAAATGACTCCTGCACGACATGCGGAGTTGAGCGAGAATTGCTCAATCAGATCGATTACGCCTTCGGCCTGTTTATGGCATGGTCCGGAAATATGGGCATCACGGCCTATCAGATTTACGTCACAGGCGATAAGCAGAAGGACAGCGGCAAGTGCGAAGAAAACGAAGAAGGGCCTCGATCCGTCAACGGAGATGGTTGCGGCGGGCTTGAGCTGTTCCCGGACGGAAACCCATTTGGCCCGACTTACACGGCAGAGGCGACGATTTGTATCACGGCCAACAACGCCTCCTCGGCTGCATCTTCCAGCGACTCATCTGACGCCAGCTCCCCGGGCACGACGACCTACTGCTCAACACAGGAGCGCACCAGCGTGATCTCGCAGGCGGACGCAGACAGGCGTGCGGCTTGCGCGGCAAACTTCGACGCCCACTTCCGGGCTGGAATCTTCGTCTAATGAAATACACGGATAGACTCAACGCTTCGAACCCGATGAACTCCACATCGGCCGCGCCGCGCACGCTTGGACTTGGAGATGCGCTTACCAAGGTCTTCGCCCCTATTGCTAAAGTCGTTGGCAAGAGCGGGTGTGCCGGTTGCCGCCGTCGTGCCCAGCGCCTGAACCACATGGTTCCGAACATCAACCCATTCGCTAAGACCTAATGTCAGAGCCATTCAAAGGCCTTGCCCCGGCCAACATCCGAGTTGTCGAGCTGGACTACATCCCGCCCTATGTTTTGGTGTGCCCGTATTTCACGCTTCAGCCGGCTTCGGTCTCTGTGGATGCTGGCGAGAACGCGGTATTCTCGGCAACTTCAGACATCAGCACTGAGGACACGATCACTTACCAGTGGCAGGTTTCGACGGATGGCGGAATCTCTTGGGATGACATCATTGACGGGGCCCAGTATTCAGGGGCAACCACTGACGAGCTGACCGCCATTGCGATCACTGCCGACCAGCAGGGCTATCTGTATCGCGTTGAAGCCGCTGCGGGAGGATGCACGGTTGATTCAGGCGAAGCCATGCTGACAGTCATCATCGTCACGGGCGTTGAGCGCGCCATGGTTGGCGGCGGAGGCGGAGGCGGCAAGCTCTATGGAGGCGGCGGAGGCGGCGGTCAGTTCCTCGGGGACAGCATCGAGCTGAATCCAACACTGCCCTACTCCGTCGTCATTGGCGATGGAGGCCTCGGTTCAACGAGCGCACTCAACTATCGCGGACAAATCGGTGGTGATACGATCTTCAATGGCGACACAGTCAAGGGCGGTGGCGGTGGCGGTGGTGGTGGATTCCCTAGCTCAGATGGAGTCGGAGGAAGTGGAGGCCCCGGCGGCGGTGGCGGTCAATCGAGTGGCGCTGGAGTCTTCACGCTGGGCGGAACGGGCGCCCCGGGCGGAACGGGCGGCTCTGGTTTCTGGACTGGAGGAGACGAAGTTGCTGGCGGCGGCGGAGCAAGCTCTGGGGCTAACGGGCAGAGCGCCTACAATAGCGGCCAGAACGGCGGCAACGGCGCCGATGGCGCCCTTTCGTCTGTCCCTGCCGTGCCGACACGCTTCGGTCCCGGCGGTGGCGGCGGCGTGCAGCCTATTCAGACTCCCGGTGCCGGTGGTGCCGATGGCGGCGGAGCTGGCGGAAAGATCACGAACGGATTCAATGGATCAGGCCCGGGCGCTGGCGGTGGCGGTGGCTCTGGCAGTGCTGGGAACAATGGCGGAAATGGATTCCGCGGAGAACTCGTTCTTCGTTACTATGGCGCTCCTCGCTGGACCGGCGGAACGGTCACTTCGGATGGCGGCGACACAATCCACACCTTCACGGCAAGCGGCTCACTCGACCCGCTGTAAACTTGCCTTGACTCTCCAAATTACACTAGTAGAACTACTAATACCCACAAGCCGATGAGCCAACTACCCGTCACAGTCGATTTCGGAACCCTTCCAAACAACGGGCAAGGATATACCCCGCAAGAGTTTGCGAATAGGCTTGGCCTGAATGGCCGCATCTTTACCGAGCAGGACTTCGCGCTCTTCACCATCGGCGCCACCGCGCCAACCAGTAATTCTGGTCCTTGGGCGAAGAACGGAAACTCATGGTATTACTGGGACTCGGTGAGCGGCTCGTATGTTCCGTTTGTGATTCCGTCCGCCAGCTTGGGATATTCGGTCAGCGCCATCGCGCCGGACCCGGCGCTGTTCCAGTTCTGGATTCAGCTAAACGGCGCAGGCTCTCCGCTCGCCCTCAAGACCTACTTCAGCGGCGCATGGGTTGACGTCTACGCGGCCACCATGGCCGGATTCTCGACAACGGTTGCCATGAACGCTGCAATTGCGACGCAGGCTGCCATCACCCTAGCCGCCGCTAATGCTTACACCACCGCCGCGATTGCAGCCATCCCCGGCGTCACGATTGTTGCCGGTCAGGGAGTGTTCAGCGGGGTTTCTGCCGCGGCTCAGAGCGTCGTATTTGGTGGGGCTGGAAGCCAGACGGGATCGGTGGACCTCGGCGCCGAAAGCTTCGATCCAGACAACTGCTTTGGGAGCAATGTCTTCACCGCGCCAGCGGCAGGATATTATACGTTCCAAGGAGAGGTCAGAACAGATGTTGTCAGCGGCGCACCAACAGCCGTAGAAATCGGAATCTTCTTCCTTGTCAACGGAACGCCATCGGACAGGTTCAACAACGAAGAGACCGATGGCACCGGAGGCCAGACCGTGGTTGGCTCGACCACCTATCAGCTGGGTGCCGGAAACACGGTTGGACTTGGATTCGATTTCACCGTTAATGCGGCCTGCACCATCGAGATGAACCCGACCCGCCTATCCGGGTTCCGCATCCGCTAATTCTATGAAAACACTGACAGTCATCGATGATTTCTATTTCGCCCCGAAGGCCCTCTTGAGGGCCGCGCAGGGCTTGGACTATTCCACCAAGGAATATGAGGGGTACCCATACCACGGCGTAAGCGTTGACTTCGAGCCCGACAACATCGCCGGACTGATTAGCCTGAGCATGGATAAGCCGGTCAAGGTTGGCATCAACTACTTCCGTCTCGGCATCACCACGGAAAGTTGCACGACGCACATCCATTCAGACAACGCCATCGACCCGTTTGCGGCGGTGTTGTATCTCAACGACGCTCCGGAAGGAGTGCGCGCAGGCACCGCGTTCTGGCGCCACAAGGAACATGGAATTGACGCCATGCCGACGCTCGAGTGGATCGCGGCCAACACCACGCTTTCCGTCGAGGAATTCATCAAGAAGCTGAACGAGGACGGGGCCGATGAATCCAAGTGGGATATGGTCTCTCTCGTGGGCCAGAAGGCCAACCGATTCGTTACTTATCCATCGCATCTCTTCCACTCCCGCTACCCGCAGGCCGCGTGGGGCTCGAGCCCGAAGGACGGTCGCCTCATTTGGACCGGATTCTACCACTACATTGGTTAAACAGATCACAGTCGAACAACTCGCTGAAGTAGCGGAAATGGGCCCGGCCTTCTGGGCTGAGGGCATGCTTCCGGGTGCGTTCATCCCGGGCGTATTCTGTGCCAAGTGGCAGTCCCTCATCGAGCAGAACATCGGGTTCATCCTCGGCCTTTTCTCCGAAGGCAAGATCGTCGGCACATTCGGCGCAATCGTCGCTGAAGACCTCAACGATGCAAAGCTGGTAGCCAATGAATGCTTTTGGTTCGTGAAACCGGAAGCCCGTGGCCGAGGATTTGAGCTTCTGATCGCCTACGAAGAAGAGGCCCGACGCCGTGGCGCGGTTCGCTGCTCCATGATCCACCTTCTCAATCTCCAGCCGGAAAGGCTGGCGCACATCTACGAACGCCGCGGCTACCTTGCCGTGGAAACCTCATACTTCAAGGAACTAACCTAACATGGTCACAACAGCAGCAGTCGTCGGCGCAGCTTCAGCGGTAGGCGGTCTCGGCCTAGCCGCCAAGTCCATGTCGAACCAGAATAAGGCCGCCAAACAGGCTGCCGAAGCCGCCAAGAATTCCGGCGTGAACGTCGGCGAGGTCAACAAGATGGCGGAGGCTCAGGCCATCCGCAACGCCCGCAATTCGGCCGCGCTTGAGCAGGAGCTTAACCCGCTCGCTCCGCAGCTACGCACGCGCTCCCTTCAGGCGGTTATCGACTCCTTGGGTGACGGTAAGTATGACGAGGCGATCCAGCAGCGCCTATTCCAAGACTTCAATGGACAGGACGTCACGCCGCAGTATCAGGACTATGACCAGTCTGATCTGAGCAAGGCGTCGCAGGCTCGCGCTCTTGAGCAGTTGCAGCTTGGCGGCAAGCTGGATACCGAAACCGCCAACCAAGTCATCCGCTCTTCCGCAGCCCGTGCCGGTGGCTTCGGTGACACGCTGGGTCTGGGCCGTGATATTTCCGCCCGCGACCTTGGGCTAACTAGCCTGCAGCTCTCGCAGCAGCGCCTTGCAACCGCCGGCCAGTTTGGTCAGGCTCAGGACCAGTTCACGGCCCAGCGCATGGGGGCGCTCAACAACTTCGGGCTTTCTGCCGCCCAGCTGGCTCTAGGCCAGCAGCAGCAGCGCGCCAACACCGGCTTCGGCTTGAATGCGATGGGCCAGCAAGGCTATGGTCGCGCCCTACAGGCGGCTCAACTCGGCCAAAGCATCCAGCAGCCGCTGACCGGACTGGACCCGGCCTCCATTGCCAACCTTGCTGTCGGAAACTCCAATCTGCAGGCCAACGCAGCCCAGCAGGCTGCCGGACTTCGCTCCTCTGCGGCGGCTGGCCTCGGTCAGTTTGGTGGAGCGCTTACTGGCGCTGGCCTTGGTCTCCTTGGAAACGCTGCGAAGCTCTACGAAAATAGGAAGCCGCCAACAGTGCTGCCGCCAACAGTGCCGCCGCCCTCCCCGGGGTCGGGGGGTAGGTAAATTCCAGAATCTTCGGCTCATAATACCATGCCATCACCAATCCAGACCCGCGGTTTCGAAGTCAGCGTCATGCCGGACGTGCAGCTGGCTGACCCACGCATGTTCAACCCATACGGCGGAATCGTAGACGGCCTCGGGGCCGGCATGAAACTGGCCGGTGGCCTGCAGGACATTGTTCTGCGCCGCCACCAGCAGAAACTGCAGGATGCACAAGAGGCCCGCAGCGCCGAGCAGAGCGCCTATAACATCGGCCGTCGCCCAACGGCAGAGCGGATGGACGCGGCCAATCTGGCTCTCGTTGAGAATCGCAAGACGCTGGCAGACGCGAAGCTTCCGGGGCAGGTTGGGGAGGCCGAGGGGATCGTCGAGAAGCAGACGGGCACGTTTACCGATCCCGATGAAGACGGAAACGAGGTGGAATATGGAAACTTCGAGTTCTTTAATCCGGTCACTGGGGAGAGGGGCACATACACCGGCCGCCCGCTAAGGACGCTGCGCACCAAGGCCCAGATTGATTCCGACAACCTGAAGGGTGAGGCTGCAGTGCGCGCAAGTGATGCGCTCGCCAAAAGCCGCGACTCATACGGACTCGCCGTTTCCCGGTTTCAGCAGGCTGAGGCCGGTGGAGACCCGGAGGAGATTCAGTTCTGGAGGAATAGGCTCGAGCGCCTCAACGCAATGCCGGGAACCCTTGCTCCGGGCACCACATCCGGTCGGCGTCTCGAGCGCCTTGCGGTAGACGCAGGCTTCACTCAGGAACAAGGCGAAGCCCTCGCCGGGACACAGGAAGGTGTCAGCGCTATGAATAAACTCGGCGCCCAGATGAAAATGCTGGGAACGCAAGGCTTCGTGCCTGACGAGCTGAAACTTACCCCTGCAGAACAGGCGGCGGTTAATGCCGCTAAGCGTCCATCCGCTTCGGCGCCGGCACGCGCTGCCGCACCTGCCCCAGTTCCTGCGCGGCCTCCTGCGGCCGGGGGAGCACCCGTTCCAGAGATGTTTCCCATGTCGTTTTCGGCCCGGCCTCCTGTTCCTCAGTTCAACACATCGGAAGAGGCCCAAGCGGCTTATGATGCTGGTCAAATCAAAGAGGGCCAAGAGATTCGGGTTGCCGGGCAACTTGGGCGCTGGCAGTAAATCCACATGCCATTCGTTGCGCATCCATCGGGTAGCACCCCTTCGGGCAAAGGCTTCGTTCCATACGAAGCCCAACCGGCTTCGCCGTATTCTCCAGAAGCCATGCGCGCCAATGCCATGGCAGGGTTTGAGAGCCGTCTCCGCTTTCTCCAGAGCCGTGATGCAGCCGAGGCCGAGCTGAACCCGGAGCGCAATCCATTCGCTGAGGCTGGTGACGCGCTAGTCACAACCGGCCTGCGCGCTGGCCTGCCTCTGGCCGCGGCGGTCCTTTCTGCTGAGACTGGCCCCGGCATGGTTCCGATCACGGCTGGCGCTGGCGCTATCGGCAACCGACTGGCCAACATCTACGAGGACGCCCGGGGCTACGAGAAGCCGCAGAAAAGCTTTCTTGGCAACCTGAAGGAGGACTTGGACTGGGGGGCAATGGCCGGCATTGGCGCGGCTATTCCGGCCCTGCCGAGGCTCCCGGCCCGCTTCATCGCACGCAGCCCGCTCAAGGCCGCTGTCACACAAGGCTTGGCGGACACCGCCGCGGGCGCAATCACTAATACTGGCATGGATGCTGCCCTGCAACTTTCTCAGACCGGAGAGCTGGACTCGCAGCGCTTGGCCGAGATGGGCCTGATGGGAGGCGGAATGTCGGCCTTGATTGGCTTGCACCCAGCCATGGACACGCTGCGCCGCGGGCGCGCTGCAGGCCGCGCTCGCCCGGTCAACCAGATGCCGGACGTCCCGCCGGTCGAGCCGACCTTGGCGCTGGGCCGCGGGCCCCAGCTGCCGCTTCAGGACGGCGCTGGAAACATCGTTCCGGATGGCCCGCCTCCGGTGCCGCAACTTCCTCCGCCCAAGAGCACCAGCAAGACTAGCAAGATCAGCAAGACCAGCAAGACCATCAAGGACGTCACCGAGCGCATGGCCACAGCCTCAGACCCGGAGCAGAAGCTGGCCATCCTGAAGCAGGAAGTGAAGCTCCGCGGGGACACCCTGACCATGATCGAGCAGCGTGTCGCGCTTGATGCCAAGATTTCCCTCGAGAGCCAGATCGCCAAGAAGAATGCCGCCCAAGAGAAGGTGGACACGGCGGTCGAAGCGCAGGAAGCGCAGGTTGCAGCTGTTGAAAAGCAGCAGAAGCAGCAGGAAGACCTGTTGAAGGCGCAGCAGAAGGTCGAGATGGAGCAGGTTAAGGCTGCCGAGGCTGCCAACAAGCAGCAGCAGGACGCCGTTGCTGAGCAACAGCGCGTTGCGGATGAAGCCGAGAAGGCCACCAAGCTGCTGGAGCCGAAGCCCATTGTCCTTGCGAACGCTGCAGCCACCGCGGCCAAGGCTATTGAGAACCAGCCGGGCACGGGACAGGGGGTGCTCAACGAGATTTCCAGCGCACCAGCCCAGCAGGCCCCCGATCCGCAACAGATGATGCCGCCGAGCAACGCGGCTCCGCTGCCGCAACAGTTGCAGCAGCCGTCTTCCGGTATTGCGTTGCCAACAATTTCACGCCCAACGAAGGCCCAGCTCAAGGCGATCCCGGAGGACACCCAGTTCCTCTACAAGGAGGGCAAGAATAGCTACTATCAGGTGGACCGCACCCCGGAGGACCCGCGTGGCCGCACGGTGGACAAGCAGACGCTGAAGGCCGAGGGTTATGACGTGTCGAAGCTGCCGAAGCCACCCAAGAATGGCGTGGATGATAACTTTGATGAGCGATCGCTGATAAGCGGCATGGCTGATAAGGAGATCGAAGGGCAAGTAGCGCCTGCGCCAGCCGCGACGCAGCAGGCTCAGCCCGAAGCAACTCCGGACTATGGACCGCCACCTCCAGACAACACGGAGAACCGCCGCAAGGGCGCTTTCCGTCGTCAGCAGCGTGGTTCGGTCTCTGAAGATGCCCTCAGCTCGCTTGCTGGCACCGGCCTCGGCGGTGCTTACGGCTTCATCTCCACGGAAAAGAGGGAGGACGAAAGCGAAGAGCAGTTCCAAGCCCGCCGGCTGAAGAACATGCTGGCTTGGGCCGCTGGCGGTGCTGCCGCTGGCTTCGGCACATCCCGCGCATTGACCCCGGGCAAGCGGGCCATTCGGCGCGACGGAGGCCCGCAGCCCAGCTCTCGCGTGGCCCGTTCGCTGGGCATGGTGGTCGATCACAAGCCGATCATGCAGCGCATTTCCGACACAGCGCTGCTGGCCGAGAAGTGGAAGAACATCGCTCTCCGCGGTAGCCCGATGCGCAAGCCGTTCTACGATGCCACCCAGCGCGCACAGTATCGCATCATGGCTGGTCTGGCCGAGACGGTCTCCATCTTGAACAACATGCGTCGCATTGTGGTCACGCAGCATAGCGGGCCGCAGAAGCAGGCCGTCTTCGACAAGATCAATGAGGTCTTCTTGGACATCAGCAAGCTGGAGCAGCTTCCGGCCAACCTCCAGAAGGATGCCGCCCGCATGTTTGGGATTCGCGCCCACAACGCGACGCTCCTGAACAACATGGAGGGCCTGACGCAGGCCACCCGCGACACCATCGCGGAGAATGGTGGAAACTATCTTGCCCGTCAATACGCCATCTTCGACCTGAAGAACGAGCGCGAGCTGCGCGCCTACAAGGAGAGCCTTGCGCCTGAGGATGTCAGCGCAGCACTCGACGCGATTCAGGAGAGCTGGAAGCCGAAGCCGAAGAGCCCGGAAGAACAGAAGTTCGCCGCGGACACCATCGAGTTTGTTGCCAAGCAGGCCGTTGGCGGTTCGGATGACGCCGTGGCATCCATCAAGTCGCTCCGCCCATGGATGACGGACGCTGACGCGGCGAGGGTCGCGGCTTGGGTGGCTGGCGGCAAGCAGCCGGGACTGCCGAAGGTTAGGGCGCTCTACCAAGAGCTTATCAATCCTTCCGACGTCACCCGAGACGAAGCCAAGGTGCTACTGGACCAGTTCCTTGACCGCAACCAGTTCGGTCCATTCAGCATCGGTCGCAAGGAAATCGGCGGCAAGGACGTGACGTCGCTTTACCAGAAGCAGGAGATTGACACGCGCCTGCGCAAGGTGCTGGGAGAGGTCAAAGACCCACTGAAGAACGCCTATCGCACGGTAGACAACCAAGTGCAGTTGATTGAGCGTGACCGCCAACAGCGTGAGCTGATCGGGATCGGTTCGGGCATGAATATCATGACCAAGGACGCCGACGTGGCCGCGTCCAAGGGATTCCAGCCCTTCGTCAAGGCCGGCACGCAGCTCAACGGCTCATACGACAACTGGGATGGCGTCTACATCGACCCGGTGTTCCGCGAGGAGTTCCAAGGATTGTTCAACCAGTCCGGCATGGACGACAACCTCGCCAAGAAGCTGATTCTTGACCCGATTCGCACGGCGACGGGCGTGTTCAAGTGGATGAAGATCATCCCGAGCACCGACTCCCGCTCCATTAACGCTCTCGGCGCCTACCTGAACAACGTCCAGAATGGACGCGCCCTCAACCCGCTTGGCAAAGGTTACCGCGAAGGAACCAAGGCGCTGCTGACGCAGGCCGGCCTGATTAACCCTACCGGTGGCCCGAATGGCAAAGCCATCAACGATCTCATCAAGGTCATGACGGAGCAGGGCATCATGGACGAGTCCGCCATCGGCCGCGACTTCCAAGAAAACATCAAGAACGGCACGCTCGACGGGGCGCTGGGCAAGATCGACGCCTTCATTCAGAACGGAATCAGTAATCCGACAGCCCGCAAGGCAGCCATGCTGGCCCGCTTTGAGGTGTCTGGTGGCGAGTTTGCCGCAGCCGACACCGTGGCTCGTATCGCCGGGTTCCTGAGCGAGCGGGCGGACTATCGCAAGGCCTACCCGGACCTTTCAGACGGCGCTATTGACGACTTGGCTGGCCGCGCCATGCGCATGACCGGAATGATCTACTCCGAGGTGCCGCATATCCTCCGCAAGCTTTCCGGATACAGTGTTCTGCCGGCCTTCATCAACTTCCCCTACGCGACCGCCCGTGCAGCCATCAACGGGGCCCGCCTTGGCGCTGCTGAGGTCAAGGAAGGGCGAGAGACAGGAAACAACGCCCTTCTGCGCAAGGGCGCCCGTCGCCTTGCCTCTCTGGCGCTGGTTACGGCGGCTGCCTCTGGCGGTGGCGTTTCCCACTGGGTCAACAAGAGCAACGGCATCACGGATAAGCAGGAAGATGCAGCGCGCCGCATCGGCCCAAGCTACATCCAGAATTCTGCCATCATGTTCGGCGGACCGATCGAGAATGGCCGCGTATCCATCGTTGAGCAGAGCTACCTGCTGCCGAACGCCATGCTGACGACTCCGTTCAGCGAAGGCATCAAGGCCGCCAAGGACGGTGGATTCTGGAAGGGGCTCGAGCGCACGGCGGAAGTCGCGCTTGAGCCATTCCTCGGCGGTTCCAACGAAAACGTCATGAGTCTAGGCCCGGTGGCCGGAACCATTGAACAGATTCGGGGCAACAAGAACGAATTTGGCGAGCGTATCTTCAACCCGGAGGACCCGGAAAAGAATAAGGTCATCAGCAAATACATCCTGAACAAGTTTGCCCCGGGTGGCTGGAGCAAGGCGCAGCGTATGTCCAAGGCGCTTAGCGACAACCCGGTGGGGACATCTGGTCAGGTCTACTCGATGAAGGAGGAGGCGCTACGCACACTTGGTCGCCGCTCGACCACCATCGATGCCCGCGTGATTCTTCCGCGCCGTTCGGCCGACATCTACTCCCGCTACACCAACGCCGGCAAGCTCTACACCGAGACTGTCCGCAAGAACCCATCGTTCACCCCCGAGGAGAAGGCCGCTGCCTACAAGAAAATGACCGATGCGCAGGCCGAGGTCTTCTCGGACTTGGTGCAGCTCTATGACGACGGAAAGACATTCGGTCTGGGAGACTCGGAAATCCGCCGCGGCATGGACATGGCCGGCGTTCCGAACGCGCTAATCAATCAGGTGCGTGCAACCAAGTATCGCCCGAACCGCCAGATTCAGCTGGACCACAAGCTGGAGCAGCGTCTCAGGCTGCAGGATCGCTTCCGTGCGGGCGGCGCTGGAAACATCGTTACGGATGGACCACCTCCGGGGCCGCAACTTCCTCCGCCCAAGAAGAGCGAGTTCGTCCCATACAAATAAGTGCTTGACGGCCGTATGCGGGGCCGTATGTTGGGGGCATGGAAAATAAAGATGAACCGGCGGTTCCGCTCACAACGAGCAAGCGGTATTATCCCGGGATGAGCAAGTTCGAGCACGTCAAACTGGAGGTCCTGAAGGCGATGCTCAGCAACCCCAACACCAACAACGGGCACATTGCGATCGATGTTAGCTCGGCCGACATGGCGGCCAAAGAATTCTTCAAGTGATCCCTGTCATCGACGCCCTAAAGCTGCCGGACGGCACCATTGTCGAGGCTGTTGGTGGTCGCCTCACGGTGACCAGTCCCCGAGTGGAAAAGCACCGCGACGACGGCACGCCATACACCCAGCAGACCTTCTCAGTCAGCGATGGAACAGGCGAGATGCTGGGCACGATCTACGACCACTACCAGCTTGAGCCCCACGACGGAAAGAAGGTGGTGTTTGCGTCCATGAAAGCGCGCAACAATCGCTTTGGCGGGGTGACCATCAAGGTTGACCCGACCAGTGGTGGCCTGTTTGCCCGCCGCCCAGCCAAGGCCGTGATCCGCGTTTCCAAAGCCGGCGCCATCCACACCCCCGAGACGTATGCTCAGCTGTGTGGAACCACCAAGCGGCCCGAGCAAAAACTTTCCCCTAAACTTGGGGATTAACAAACCATGAGCACGTTCAAACTGACAGACAAAGGCGGAGCCGATTTCGCCCCCATACCGGCCGAGACCCATCAGGCCGTTTGCTACGGTGTCGTTGACACCGGCACGCAGAAGTCCAACAACCCACAGCACGGTTCCAAGCGCAAGCTTGTGCTTGTCTTCGAGCTGCCCTACGTCAGGGCGGACTTCGGAGACAAGAAGGACCAGCCGCGGGCCATCAGCATCACGTTGACCGCCTCCCTCAACCAGAAGGCCGTTCTCCGCGGCATGCTGGAGAGCTGGCGTGGTCGCAAGTTCACGGCACAGGAGCTGGAGGGTTTCGACCCGAAGGTCCTGATCGGCGTGAACTGCATGCTGGGCGTCATCCACGAGGAGAAGGGCGACAAGGTCTATGCCAATATCAAGAGCATCTCGAAGCTCATGGCCCAGATTCCTGTCGTCAAGCAGGAGAACCCGTCGCTCTACTTCACGCTGGAGGGTGCTGACCTGACGAACCTACGATTCCCTGTGAACATGCCTCAGTGGATTCAGAAGAAGGTCACATTCTGCGAAGAGGTCATGCAGGCCACTGGCGCGGAAGGCCGCGAGCCTCTGGACATGGGTGACGAGGCATCCCACCGCGCTGCACACGAAGCCGACGTTGCGGCCCATGCGGCCGGGGCCAATGTCAACAAGCCGTCCGTTCCGGCTCCTGCCAAGCAGGAGATTCTGGACGAAGAGGTCCCGTTCTGAGCATGCTACCGGGACTAAATAAGCCCCTGCGACACTGCACTCTGAGTGACCTTAGCCGGCACTCGGAGTGCAGCTCTGCGCGCCAATCGCAGGCCCAACGTGTCTACAGCGTGGGGCTTCTGGAGGAAGCCTACAAGCTGAGTAAGGAGGTTGGGCTAGGCGAGGCTGCGCGTGTCACTGAGGTCAATGCGAATAGCCTGAGTCACTACACCCAGATTCGCCGCAGGGAAGAGGGCCATAAGCCCAAGAAGATTGGCGGCAGGCGCATCACCGATGCCCAGAAGAAGGATTGCCTGAAGATCATGCAGATGCTGCACCAGCGCGGCTTCAGCAAGGGCAGGCGCAAGTGCTGGATCGAGGCTGGAAAAAGAATAGGAGTCAACGGGCGATCCGTTGAGTTCCAATACGTCCGCGGACTGTGGACCCCCTGATTTATGCTATTGAAACAAGGACAACAAAACTTCGTCAAGGAAGAGACCAGTGCCCACTGGTATAAGGTCATGCCGGACGGCTCTGTCGTCTCGCAGCACGACGCCGACCTTCGGCGCGCCCGCAAGGAGAAGCTCTTCCCGAGCCCGACCAGCATCGAGAAAGAAGTCCGGGCCAATCCAATCCTGAGCCGATGGATCAAGAACCAAGTGGCCAAGGCCTTCGTGAATAACCCGCGCTTTGAGGGCGAGGACGACCAGCCATACGCCGAGCGCATCCTGAAGCTGGCTGACGGCGTGCGGGATAACGCAGCCGATCTAGGCACCCGCATCCACGCCGCCATCGAGAATGATGGCACCTCCGACCCGGCGATCCTGCCGTTCTATGAGGCCTACCTTCCGTGGCATGCCGACAACATTGAGACCACTATCGGGAGCGAGGTGAAGATGGCGGACGAGACCATTGGCGTGGCCGGAACGGTGGACCGAATTGTGCAGCACAAGCAGCACGGTCTGGTCATCCTCGACTACAAGACGAAGAAGGTCAGGGACGGCAAGGCCGAGTTTTATGACAGTTTCTCGCGCCAGCTGTCGTTCTATGCCGGTGCCTACAGGCGCATGCATGGCGTGCTGCCACGCATCATGTCCGTGGTGATCGACTCCAAGAATCCCAGCCGCCCCTACGACAAACTCTACTCAATGGAAGAGCAGCAAGAGGCCTACATTGAATTCCTGTCCCATGTTTGGCTGTGGTGTTCGTCCAAGGACTACTGGCCAGCCGGCAAGTGGAATCCGTCGTTCCCGTTTGACCATTGAGCCCATTGAGCCCATTGAGCCCATGATCGTAGGCAACCCCAAGATCAAGGTCACCAAGACGGATGTCTGCCGATTGCTGAACGAGCATGCGGCAGGCGTGTTTCCTGAGCTTGTGCCCATGCTCGACAAATACATGGAGTCATGCACGAGAGCCCGCCGCACCGCTGTCAGCCAGTTTGGATTCTGGCTAAGACAGCACAAGCCCGTCCACTTCCAGCGCTGCTACAGGTGGGCGCAGAAGAACCAGATAAAGGTCTTGGACACCCTTTACGCCACCGACTCCGATGCCAATCCCTGACGAAACAGCCTATCTGGACGTGCCAAAGCACGAGCCATACGACTCTCCACTCAGATGGATGATCCAAAGTCGCACCAAGGGCCACGAAGCCTACGTTGTGGACCTCGGCCTGCCTGAGTGCCAGTGTCGTTTCTGGCAGTGCGAGGTCGGTCCCAAGCTTAGAAAAGGCTTGCCAGTTAATAAGCTATGCACACACTGGCACATGGCTCGTGACCGCTTTGCGTCGTGGGCCATTGACCAATTCAAGAAACACGATCCGAACAAGTCACACGACGACGAACAACTTCGATGAACCAACCTACTCCCGCCAAGCTCGGTCTCCGGGCGCAACTCAAGCAAACGCAGCGACTGCTGAAGTCAGCCATTGCCAACGCCAACCACGGCACATTCGTGGCCAACGCCATGTTTTGGAAGCTGGGCCTCAAGGACCGCGAGGAGATCAAGGCCATCGTGGATGAATACATGGCAGTGATGCACGCCAAGGTCGTGGAAGAGAAGGCATCACGTGAACAGGGCAGCTCGCAAGTCATCGAGGGCTTCATCCCGGTTGACGCAGTGGTCTTGAGCAAGGTTCAAGAGCACCTCGACGGCACCGACAGCGCATGAGCGGGCCATACTCCCCCATTCGCCCCAAGGACCGGGCGAGAGTGAGCCGGGTATACATCAACCTCGGCCGAACCGGAGACGCCATCGCAAGCCTGCCGCTCTGCTATCTCTACTGGAAGGAGACCGGCAAGAAAGCAGCGCTCATGGTGCATCGCCAGTTCTCCTCCTTCTTGGAGGGCGTGAGCTATGTTGAGCCGGAAATATGGGAGGGCGACTGGAAGGATGTTGGGTCGGCCCGCCAGCACTGCAAGCGCCTTGGCTATACCGAGATCAAGGTCGCTCAGATTTACGGCAACGGCATCACGGTGGGTCGCAACACTTCGTCCTTCATCCTCGAGTCATGGCATCAGGTGGGGCGATTGGCCGACTGGGCCAATGCGCCTCTGGTGTTTGACCGACGCAATGCGGCCCGTGAGGCCAAGCTTGCCGAGGCCCTTCCGGAAGGCCTGCCAATCATTCTGGTTGCAGCCGATGGCGTGTCTTCCCCGTTCGAGCACCGCGAGGCGATGATGCAGGCGCTGCGAGAGACCTTCTCTGGCGCAGCCAAGGTTGCGCATATTGTGGACCTTGCCGACTATCGCTCGCCCCATTTCCACGACTTCCTCGGCCTGATGGACCGCGCCGCCTGCTTGGTGACAATCGACACCGGGTTTGGCCAGCTCGCCTGCGCCAGTTCCGTGCCCGTCGTGGCACTCATAGCTTACAAGCCGACGACGTGGCACAGCTCACCTCGCCGCACCCAGCACGTGGCCTACATCCGCTACAATGAGTTCCCGTCCCGCAAGGGGGAGTTCCTGCAGGCGGTTGACCGCTGCATCTCGGCCCGCCCCCGCGTTCAGACCAACAGCTCCCGCATTCACCATGTCTGGTCCGGCGTTGCGCTCAGCCATGAGGCCATCCGCCGGCAGGGGGTTGCGCAAGAGACGTGGAGGAGCGAGGCCTACGACTACGGCAACTGGCACGAATATCAAGTCAGCTCGGCGGATTTCAAGCGATCCGCCCGAGACATCGGGGACCCGGTGGCGTTGCCATATATCAACGACATGCTGGATCACGCAGCGGCCAAGGCTGAGCCAGATGACATTTTGCTTATCACCAATACTGACATCTGTCTTGTGCCCGGCCTTGCCAAGGAGCTTGTGCAGAAGTGCAAATCCGTCGGGTCAACCTATTGCCATCGGTGGGATTTCCCGCGAGTGAACACGCACATCGAGCGCAAGGACATCCATATCGGCAGCAGCTGGTATATTGGCTGCGATCTGTTCGCGTGCAGCAAGCGCTGGTGGGACCAGCACAAGCACAAGCTTCCACCGATGGTGCTTGGGCGTGAGTGTTGGGACTGGGCGTTTCGCGTTCTGATCGAAGAGACCGGAGGGTCACAGATCGAGCGGGGCATATACCACGAGAAGCACGCTTCGCCTTGGGAGGTTACGCGCAACCTGAAGGGTAACCTATACAACCGCAGCTACTGCCGGGCGTTCCTTCAGGAACGAGGACTGCCGTTGCAAGAGATTGCCAACGAGCCGTTCATCGACATCAAACGGCCCCTATGAAGCGAACGCCCATCCGCCGCGTCAGCAAGAAACGCATGCGAGACATGCGGGAATACTCGAAGCTTCGCAAGGAGTTCCTCGAAAAGCACGTCAACTGTCAGGCGTGGCCAGTAATCCGTTGCCACCTGAAGATGCACGGGCTTCCGCCCCCGCCGTCAACCGAGGTCCACCACAAGGCCAAGCGCGGCAAGAATTACCTCAACACTGATACGTGGCTGGCCGTGTGCCGCGCTAGTCATGAGTGGATCGAGAACCACAAAAACGTAGCCCGTCAGCTGGGCCTTTTGGAGAACATCTGATGCAGCCATCAATCTATCACGCATGGTCAGGCAGCAAGGGCGACGTCGAGACCGACCGCCGCGTCTCCATGGCCCAGCAGACCAGAGAGACCGAGTCCGCCCAATACGGCGGCACGTATTTGCTCATGGACCTGAGTCAGCGCGACTTCAAGCGCACCGGCAAGGACGTCGGTGACCCGGCGCCGCTGCCGTTCATCCATGACATGGCTGATGCCGCCTTTGACACGGTCATCGAGAACGACTCCGACATCTGCGTCATTACCAACGCCGACATCTGTCTGTATCGTGGATTCTCCGACGAGGTTGCCGACGTCTGCGGGAAGCATGGCTCTTGCTATGCCTATCGCTGGGACTTTTCCAGTGTGTCTGGACCCATATCCACCAAGGCCGAGATCAAGAAGGGGCGCTGGTATATTGGCAGCGATGCGTTCGCCTTCACCCGCAAGTGGTGGAATGACCACCGCGATGAGCTTCCCCCCTTCATTCTTGGCCGGGAGACATGGGACTGGATTCTGCGTGAGCTTATCAAGGAGACAGGCGGACAGGAGCTGCATGCCGCCATCTATCATGAAAGCCACCGTTCGCCATGGAAGAAGGGCCGTCTCTATCAGCCGGGCAACGTCTACAACCGCAGCTATGCCCGCGCTTGGCTGCGCCACCGCAAGATGCACCTGCGCGAGATTGCCAATGCCCCCTACGACGAAGTGTCTTGGCCGCTGGTCAAATGGGCCAAGAAGGAAGGGGCGCCTGTCATCTCTGGCGTAACCACCGACGTCCTGATTGTCCTTGGCCGTGGCAGCAAGTGGTCCAACACCGAGCTGCGATACTGCCTGCGGTCGATTGAGAAGCATGCGAATGGCCTCGGCCGAGTGTTCGTGGTTGGAAACAACCCGGGCTTCCTGAGTAAGGAGTGCATCACCCTGTGGCGCGACGACGCCGGCAAGAACAAGGAACACAACATCGCGGAACAGGTCATGCATGCCTGCAAGAGTCTGCCGCTGTCAGAGGACTTCCTGTGGACCACAGACGACGTGTTCTTCCTTCAGGATACAGACATCACCAAATACCCCTACTACCACGACGGCGATCTGGAGCAGAAGTGGAACAGGTGCAAGCCGGGCGGCTACCGCGTGGCGCTCATGCAGACGGACGCCCAGCTGCGCGGCAAGAGCCTGCCGACTTCGAACCACGAGATTCACGTTCCGCTGATGTATAACCGCACGAAGTTCCGCTCGCTGGAGAAATGGCTCGACCTTTCGTCCCGGGTTCCCATGGGGCTGACGTTCCGCTCGGTCTACTGCAACGTCCTTGGCGTCACCCCGGGCCCGCGCTACACCGACATGAAGATCGGCAACGCGACTACCGCGGCGGAGCTGAAGGCCAAGACATCCGGGCGGCACTGCTTCTCCATCGGTGACGGTCTGCTGGATGACGCCAAGGGGTTTCTGCATGAGCTGTTCCCGAATCCGTCGAAATACGAGGCCTCCTGATGCCAAGGTATACCGAGTTCAAATCGTGCTGTGCCCTCATGGAGTGGTGGTCCTTCTACGCACGGATCAACAAGTTCTACGAGGGCCTGCTGTTTCACTGCCCCAACCAGTCGGCGGGAGGCGTCAAGAATGGGCGCAATCTGCAGCGCATGGGTGTGCGCAAGGGCCAGCCCGACTACATGCTGGCGATTCCGCGTGGCGTATATCATGGGATGTTCATCGAGATGAAGTCAGCTGATGGCAGGCTTTCTCCGGAGCAAAAGGTTGCCCTTGATAAGCTTGCCCAGCAAGGCTACTGCATCGCAGCTTTCTACTCGACAGATGAAGCTCGCAACGGCATTGAGGCCTATCTGAAACAGCCATGACACCGACTTACATATTCGACCTAGACGGAACGCTCGCGCTCTGTCATCACCGTCAGCATATTCTAGACAATCGGGCGAACCCGCATCGCTGGCGCGACTTCTTCAAGGCCTGCGTGGATGACGAGCCTAATCGCTCCGTGATCCACACCTTCCATGCCTTGCTTCGCTCCGAGGGGGCTGTTGCGATCTGGTCCGGCCGCAGCGACGAGGTTCGTGAAGAGACGGAGCAGTGGCTCGAGTCGCGCCTTCACGTCAGCCGTCAGTGGCTGCGCGAGAACCTGCGCATGCGCCCGGCCGGAGACAGCCAGCCCGATGATACACTGAAGGGCGGATGGATGGACTCAATTATCACCCATGAATACGCCGGCCCGGTCGCTATCTTTGACGACCGACAAAAGGTTGTTGATATGTGGCGTTCCCGCGGTCTTACCTGCTATCAGGTTCAGCCCAGCTTCGATTAACCATGAAAAAGATACTGTTCGCCTTCCTGCTGCTTGTCGGCCAAGCGTTCGCCATCGACCGATTGGCCTTCCTGCAGTGCATCGCTATTCAGGAGAATAGCTGGGGCAAGGCAGGCAAGGCCGGCGAGCTTGGCCCATACCAGATGATGCCCAAGACGGTGCGGGATGCCGGCGGACACGATCTAGTGGCTGCCTTGAGTCATCTGGAATGGCTCGAGCGCAGCCTGAAGGCCAAGGGCGTAAAGGTGAATGCATTCAACCTTGCGCTGTGCTGGAACGCTGGCCTTACCCGTGCCACAACCGGGAAGGCCAAGCTGTTCAGTTACGACTACGCCCTGCATGTTGAGGGCCGCTACTACCGGCTCACCCGGTGACCATCATCTCGGCCAGCTGCGGCAGCGTGGTCTTGAAGCAGTGAGAAAAGCTGCTGTACGAGGTGCAGCACTTCGTGTGGTATTCCCTGCTGTATTCAGCGTATACCTTCGCCCAAGACTCCTCCTCGGGAATGAGTGCATCAATGATTAGTACATCCATGCAGGCCTTGGCGTAGTCTCCAACGCTTCGGGTTACCCCGGAGCCTAGTACAGCCTCGTAGATCGGGCTGTTGACCTGTTCCCAGACCGCCTGCATCATGTCGCCGGCAAAGTTCCACTCCTTCTCGTCATCCGGGTTCATTACCCTCATGTGGGGGGATAGTCCCTTGGCCACAAGCCTAGCCTGTTCAGCCAGTTTCTTGGCTAGATGGTGCGGCTTGCGAAGCGGGCTGTCGTGGTGGCTGAAGTAGCCGACGTAGACCTGAATTCCGGTGCTGCGATAGTAGCGGGCGTAGCCCACCATGGCGTTGCGCTGGGCGGCGTAGATCGTGTTGTTGCTCGGCGTGCTCGTCAGGGACACGTCGTGCTGCTCTTGAAACTGCAGGATACTTCCGGCCAAATATACTTTGCAGTTCGGCGCGTGGTCCTTGACGGCTTCGAGAATGTGAAGGGCGCCATCAACGATAGCCACTTGGTTTCGATACCAATCCTCATGCTTGGTGCTGGACTCGGCCGCGAAGTGGAAGACGTAGTCGGGCTCAGCCATGCGCACGATTGAGCGGACATGGGTCTGGCTGACGACGTTGCATTGAATCCTGCTGTATGCATACACGGCCACACCTTCCCTAGCCAGCAGCTGCTTTAGGTAGTGTCCGTCCTGACCTCCTGCGCCAAAGATAATTGCCCGTTTCAACGGACCACCTCGAGATTAGGCAGCGGGAACAGGAGCTTGCCGCCGCCCTGCAGATAGGCTTGCTCTCGCTTTACGATGCCTTCCCTAAAGTGCCAAGGCAGCACCAGCATATAGTCAGGCTTGTAAGCCCTTGCGAACTCCTCGCTGACGATCGGGATATGGGTGCCGGGGGTAAAGCAGCCGTGCTTGAGCGGGTTGACGTCGGACACAAAGCCGATGTCGCGGTTGGTGAATCCACAGTATTGCAAGAGCACGTTGCCCTTGGTCGATGCGCCCAGAGCCGCCACCGTGTGGCCTTGGTTGTTCAGATCGCTCACCAGATGACGCAGTTTGGCTCGATGCACCGATACCCGGGCCTCGAAGTTGCGCAGCTCAGATAGCATGTCGGTGCGCGTCTCTTTGAGCAGCAAGCCGGTGATGGCGATGGCGTTTTCCTTGTGGCCGCTTCCTATGTGCGCCGCAGTCACAGCAAAACTTCCGCCGTTGATGTCGTTAAGCTCAACGTCGATCACGCGCAGGCCGTGCTTGGCAAGGAGTGCCATGACCACGCTTAGCGTGTAGTATTCCAAGTGCTCGTGGCACACCGTGTCGTAGGCGTTGGCCCGCAGCATGGAAGGGAGATAGCTCTGCTCAAAGTGCCAGATTCCCTGCGGCTTCAGGCTTAGAGCAATATCCCGCACGAAGACGCTCGGGTCCTCGAGATCGTAAAACATGGCGATGCTCGTGATGATGTCTGCCGTGTTCATCGGACGGAACGCGAAGAAGTTCGCTTCCACTTCGATGTCCGTGCCCACGTAGTGCTCGCGCCACTTGTCCACGGTCGGGTCTATGCAGATGCGCCTGAGCCCTGCTGTGCCATAGCACTTCAGCAGCGTGCCGTCATTGCCTCCGATGTCGAGAACCGTGGACTCGGCATCCAGTGGCTTGATGGTCTGCAGGTAGGCGACCTTGTCTGTCAGGTGCTTGACCATGCTGGCGTTCAGGCCCGAGCGATAGCCGTAGTTGTCGCCATACATCTCGTTGAGATCGTAGCTCTGCTCCATCTGGAGCAGGCCGGAGTCTGGGCAATAGACAAGGCTGACTGGGCCAGACGTCACCTTGTCGGTGCGCTTTTTGGGGAAAACCCCGGTGAGTGCCATGTTCCCAAGAGAAAGAACCCTTATCAGATTCGCAGAACCGCTGATGCGGCAACGGTCGATTGTGTCGAAGCTCATGCCCGCCGAGCATTCACATGCCAAAAACGCTGTCAAAACAAAATTATTGACGAATTAAGGCCATCTAATACCATGATCGGATGTCCGATGAATACCAGCTGGCGGTAGTTCCAAAGAGGCGTAAGCGCATCATCTCCGAGAAGTTCGCTCCGTGCATGAAGGTAATGATGCCGGATCGCAGCTTTGTTATGGTTCCGGTGGACAAGATGGCGTCTGATGCTAAGCGCTCAATCTTGGTGGCCAAGGCGCGTGACTTTGTGACTGACCAGCTCGAGCGCCTGAAGAACGCAGCCCTGACGCCGGCCGAGGTGAAGGACTTGGTGAGGGCGGTTACCGACATTGACTCCCTGCAGCGGGAGCAGTATGTTACTCACGCAAACAACTCACCCGGAACCGCTTCTTCCAGTGAACTTGGCCGCCAGATGCAGGGTATTGTCCATGCCGCTGCTGCCGGAGCCGCTGCCGGAACGGCCGATAGCTTCGCCCAGAAGGCCAAGCTCATGGATGCCGCGGCAAGGAAGATTGAGACTGTCATTGACGTGAAGCTGGAGCACAAGAAATGACCGATGCCAAGCCTCTCGGTCTGGCGCTCGACATTGCACAGATCAAACTGATCCATGGAGAGCTGGCCGCTGGCAACAAAGCGACCGCCGCAAATCTGCTGAAATACGCCATCGGTGACACGCCTGACGTGTCGCTGGATACCGAAGGCGAGAAAATCATCCGGATGTTCTTCAATGCCATGGTGGACGCCAACAATTACGTCGGCGCTGCCGCCCTCTGCTGGGGCCCGCCCCTGTTTCACCCCGAGCTTCAGAGCGTGCGAGAAATCTTTGAGGCGGCTGCTGTCCAGCCACTGATGCTATCGATGGGCGCCTCCTCCATGGGCAAGACTTACAATCTGGTCATCTTCTGTTACATGGACTGGCTGCGCGATCCGGAGTGGACCAGCGTGAAGCTGATGTCCCAGTCGGACAAGCATTTGACCGACAACGTCTGGCCTCACTTGATGCAGATTCATGAGTCGTGCGCGCTGCGTCCGGACGGCAAGGTGAAGGACCTACCGTCTGATCTGTGGATGGGCATGGCGGATTGCGAAAAGTCCTACGGCTTCGCTGGCATGGCGTTCAAGCAGAGCCAGTTGTCGTCTGGCGCGTGGAAGGGATTCAAGCCCCAGCCCAAGCGCCCAATTACCGACCAGAACTTTCACCAGTTCGGACCGATGACCCGGCTGCGCGTGCTTATGGACGAGGCGCAGCAGATTCCTGAGGGCGTGTGGCAGGACCTGAACTCGGTCAAGGCATCCGTCGGTGCCGGCCGTGTGAAAATCTTTGCCGCCTTCAACCCCGAGGACGTGTCTCAGGCGGTCGTTCGGCGCGCTGAACCGACTGGCGGCTGGCATTCCGACCAGCAGGAGACGCTCTACAGCTACGAGTCCGCACAAGGCTGGTGGGTGGTTCGATTGGATGCCGCCAAGTGCGAGAACGTGGTGCAGCGTCGGGAAATCTACCCGGGCGTCATGCGTTACGAGGCCTTCCTAGATACGCTGAAGGGTGGCGGCGATGCCTCGCCCCGCTACTGGACGTTTGCCCGCGGCTTCCCGCCACTGCAGAACTCGGCCAACACAATCATCCCGCCGGATTGGGCGAGCACGCAGCGCGGTGAGGCGCTATACGTGGGTGACGTCATCAACGTGGCAGCGGTAGACTTGGCCTACCAAGGCGCCGACAAGGCGGTCATTGCCATCGGTCGCTGGGGTCTGGCGCATGGCTGGCGCGACCAGAAGGGCGCCAACCACTACTTCGAGAACCGGCTGAACCCGGGCCAGAAGCAGAGCCGGCACGTCCTGACCATCGACCAATTCTTCACGCTTCCGAAGAGCCTCGACGTCATGGGCGTGACGCAGCAGGTGATGGGGCAGTGCAAGCAGCTCCGCATCTCGGCCGAGTGGGTCGCAATGGACTCCACTGGCAACGCCATGGCCACCTATTCCTATGCCTCCAAATACTGGGGCAAGGTGCTTGGCATCAACTGGGCGGAGTCCGCCAGTGAGACCAAGATTCTGACCGATGACGTCATGATGGCAAAGGACAGGTTCGACGGAGTTCCGTCCGAGATGTGGTTTGCCACCAAGCACTGGCTGGACCCAAACGTGTGCGCGCTGCTGTTCAACGGCACGATTCAGGCGCCTGACATGTATAGCCAGATGACCACGCGCCGCTACAAGGGCATGCGCAATGGCCGCCTGCATGTCGAATCCAAGGATGAATACAAGGCCCGCAACGCCGGCAAATCGCCAGACGAAATGGACGCTGTCGTCATGCTGGTGCATCTGGTCAGGATGCGCGGCGGGATCACGCCCGGCATCATTGAGCAGAAGTCACGAAACGAGGGAAAGGGTGCGCCGCAAGCGACTACGCCCACTGACGAAAAGATCGACAGGGAGGAGCCGCTCGACCTCGAAGGTTCTCCGCTGGAAGCCGGTGACGACGTTCGCGGAGAGCTTGACCTTGGCGCCGAGGATGGGGGTTGATTGCTTCTCCTCGATTATATATCAGAGGATTTCTCCTCGATTATATGCCAGAGGATGTTTCCGTTGGGCTTCCTGTAGGAATACCAAACTATGTTGACGGGCCCTTTACGGGCTAGCACGATCCGGGTCTCCAGTACTAGTGGGCCGTCGGGGAGACGCCACGCAAGCCAGCGTTGGTATAGATATTTAAGCATTTAGTTTTTATTGGATGTTACCCAAAGTTTGCGGCCATGGGACGGGCCTTGGTGAGGCAGTTGAGCCAGACTTCGTAGTTGGCCTCCAGCCGGCCACCGAAGGTGCGGATGAAGTCCTCCAGCTGTTCCTCCTGCTTGGAGGGGAGCATCATGATCTCCATATCCGACAGCTCGAGTATACCGGACGGCATTATCGCCTCCGCCTCAGCCCACCCGGGATAGAGGTCGATGTCCAGCTTCTTGTCTGCTGTGATGGGGTGGTCATGGCCCGCGCCATCTCGACACAGACAGAACATGCCTTGCTCTGTCTGCACGTAACCGTAGTCACTGGTGCTTACCTTGATGGCGGTCTCCTGCCCCTTGGATAGACGGGCTTGGTTGAATTCCTCAAGCGCCTGCGCAAGAGGGCCGGTCAGGTCGATGACGCTGACCGTGATGTTGGATTGCCTTCGTTGGCTTTTCATTCGTTGCTCCTTAGTCGGCGTTTCCGGGCGCGCTCTGCCCTGCTTGCTTCCTTCTTGGCTTTGCGATCCCGCAGCTTGGCCATCTTGGTCTGGTTCGCTTCGCACTTTATGAGGTAGACCCAGAGGTCTTCCATCGAGATGGCGCGGGCCATTTTCAGGCGCTGCGGTTTCAGCTGGATGAGGTCAGGGACGCTGCCGCCGTTACCCGGGAATAGGGTGACGACGATGCGACGGTTCTTGTCTCTGCCATGCGAGGCGGATAGCTTGCTATTGCTGACGCGCCTCACTGGTTTGTGTAGTATGGTCATGACGACTCGAACATTTCTTGCAGGTTCATTTTTATGGTTGTTTTGAGGTAGCGGCATTGCCGCCTCATGACTGCCCCCCCGTGACAGGGGGCAGGTTGAGGTTACAGTGCCATCGCCATCTTCAGGGCGCGCTTCTTGAGGCCAGCCCCGACGCCACCAAAGGTGGTGTCCAGAAACCGGCGCTCGTCCTTACCTTCCGACTCCTTGTAGACCTTGTGGTGGTCCACAAAGTCGGTTACCGCATTGACCAGATCGAAGGCCGTCTTGCCCTCGTTGCCCCGGCCGATCTTGAACAGCGCCATCATCTCGGCGGCGCGGTCCAGCTCGGTGTCCGTGACGTCATTTGCTTCCTTGTCCTTCTGGAACAGCCGCACGAACAGCTTGTAGGCCGCGTCGTGCGTCACGTTCTTGTTGGCCAGCGCCTCATAGATGGCGAATGTCGCCTCGGTGGCCGACGTGGCCCAGCCGATGGTCTCAATCGCCGCATTGATGCGGTCGGTCACGTTGCCCTGATGCGTCGTGAACAGCGCCGACTTGCTGTTCTCCGCCGCAGTCAGGGTGTTGTTGCAGACGACGCGAACGTCAGTCAGCGTGCCACGCACCCCCCGGCCAGCGTAGTGGCCGTTGGACAGCAGGATATACTGCTTGTGGTCGCTGCCTGCGAAGTTGCGCAGTCCGGTCTGGACGAGTGCCCAGACGATCCTGCCCCCGCGTAGGGAGCCGGCCGTTTCGATCACAGGCTGGAAGTCGCCAGTGCCCGGGGCTTGCGCCAAGGCTTCAGCGATTTCCAGCAGCTGGCGGTTCTGCAGCGGGGTCCAGTCCTTCGTTACGATGGACAGCACCTGCCGGGTGTCAGAGCGGCGAAGCAGGCGGAACCCGTCAAGGTCCACCATCTCACCGTCAAACACATGCTCGGGCATCACCTCCCAGTCGAGCCTTGCGGCTTTCAGGGCGGCTTCAGCCGTCAGCGCTTTGTCGGTCAAGACAGCGCCGAGGCCGTGCCACGGAACTCTGTTCCCAGCGGAGACCATGTGGTCATCCTTAGTCATTTCATGTGCCATATACTTGTTGGTTGTTTGCTGCGGGATTGCAGCATGTAGCCCCCTGTCACGGGGCTAGGGATGCAATCAAGCGCCATATTGGCTTATGACGAATCCGCTTGTGTCCTTCTTGCCGCGGCCCTTGGCGGTGAGACCGACGACAACGCCCTTGCCATCGAGGAAGCGCAGATCGCTCTCGTCTCCGCAGACTACGGGGAACTCCTTCCACTCGGAAGGGAGTCCACCAGAGAATACAGCGGCGACGTTGCCGCCCCAGCGAAGAATGTCAAGGCACTGGTCCTCGTTTGATTCGCTGCGACTGAACGTCAGGTGGTAGTTTTTCGGCATTGGCACGCCGGCAGACTTGCCCGCGAGAAACGCCATCATTCTCTTGGGGTTTTTGGTGTAGTCATAGAACTGAAGCGACGGATAGGCCTCCATCACTCCGAATTTTTCCCACGGGATGTCGCTGGTTGCGTTCAGCCGGGCACACGGGATCATGCGCCGATACTCGGCATCATTGCTGAGCGTGCTTAGGTCAAACCGCAACTGCCTCAGGTATTCCAGCCGGTCCTGAAAGAACAGGCGGGTCTTCCTGATTCGCGCATCCTGCGACTTCTGCATGGCACCACGTCCTGCCGTGTTAAGGCAGGCCTTGATGCAGCCACTGCTGGCATGGGGGCAGACGTTGCCCAGACCGCTCAACTTGTGCGGAGCGAGGTAGGTCAGCCCCGTAAGGTAGCCGAACTTCTCTCCCTTCACAGTCTTGGGGTCGTGACCGACGCACAGCAGTCGGTATTTCTGATAGCTCATTTAGTCCTTGGGTTGTTCAGTCGATGCTGAGGTTGTTCATAAAGGCAAACTCTTCCAGTTTCGCACTCCATTTATGCGTGACGCAGTCGTCGTGAATGCTCTGGAGTTCTTTCAGGAACGACGCATCTTCGCTGGTTATCTCGGGAATCCCGAGGGAGTCGGCGATGGCCCGTAGCAAGCGCTTTGTGCGAGAGATAGGGCTATCGCCTTCAGCGCCCTCGCCTTCAGCGCCCTCGAGTGTAGGGGTCAGGCCCTCGAAGTCTGGGTGGTAATGCTCTGACGCGATAAGACACCCAACCGCGCACTTGAGGCCCTCGGCGGTTCGGTATCTGCACGAACCCCCCCACGTTTCTGCTTTTGCATTTTGCTTCAGGAGGTGCTTGCGCACCGTGTTGAATACTTCTTGTCTGTTCATGTTATTTTTTGGGTTGTTGAACCAGAGACACCGTGTCCTTGGTCCGGTTATACCAACGCAGGTGGCCGATCTGGTCGATGGCCTCCCACTTGGCGAAGCGCTTGTTGATGGTGACGACAACTATCGATGTGATAGAACCGTCAGGGTGCCACACCTTGACGCGCCAGTTCCGGCAGCAGGGGATCATTTTCATTTCTTTCCCTCCCGTTTGCTGGCGATCTTCAGCGGTTCTCCTTCGAGGCTGACGAGAGACTCGGGCCACCAGCCCGCGTTCTCGTCTTTGAACTGCTTCTGGCCAGATAGCCGTCCGGACTTGATGATCATGCTGGTCTGGCTGTCCCAGTCCACGTCAGTCCCGCCCTCCCATTCCGGTTCGAGCGTGCGATCCTTTTTGCGAGTGGCTTCGCTGCACTGGGCGATGCCGATGATGATGTCCACCTGCCCCACGATCCTGAGACCGTTGGGGGCAAACATTTGCTTGGCGCTCATGACGACACCCGCTTCTTGAGTTCGGCCTTAACCGACCGGGCGACGTCACCGCGCCACGTCTGGGCGTTGGCGAGGAAGTAGTTGACCACTTCCCGGCCGGGATCGAAGCCGTAGTCGTCGTTGATGCTCTGCATGCTTCTCATGGCATCCAGATAGGGAACGGCGCCGAAGTAAACCTTCGGCTTCCAGTTGCCCCGGATGATTTCGGCCAGCCCCGCAATGCTTTGCGTGCTGAGTTCTTCCGGGACCGGGACGACGCCTTGGCTAACTCTAACAGTTTCATTTTTCATGTTGGTTGTTTGCATGGCCGGGGAATCCAGCCTGCCTGTAGCCCACCGCTCAGAACGATGGGCTAGGAGCAGGTTAGCTGTCGTACTGCAGTTTCGGGATGGCCGAAAGCAGCGCCTTGGGCGTGCCCTTCAGGGTCAGTTTCTTGTTGTCGGCGTCCCTGATTTCGATGGTCAGGCCGATGCCCTCCTCGTGCCTGATGTGGTAGACATACTCCTCGCCACAGTCTTTCGACTTGACGGGGTAGATGTATACGTTGCCGACTCCATCCTTGAGGTGGCAGACGAGCTGCGCCGCCAAGCAGCCCATGCCGTTGGCGCACTTTTCTGGGTTCTTTATGCCGAAACCGTTGACGACTACGAAGCCGTCGAGGAATTTGGCGAGGTCAAGGCCGAGGCCTTCCGGATAGCCGTCGAATTGACGGTAGAGCGTCAGGATGACTTTATCGTCATGATAGACGTGCGTTAGTGAGCGAGTTCCCATGTTGTTTGTTTCCTTTTTGTGTCAGTGACCGACTGACGGCGGGCCTTGCGGCAAGATTACTTGAACACCGACCTGATAACGCTGTCGGGTGGGGGCGGCAGGCGGCGAGGTATCTCGCAGCTGAGCCGTTCCCAGTGAAGCGTGACGCGCTTGTGGTCGTCCTCAGAGGCGGGGACCTTTATGTCGTCGCCCTTGTTCCACTGTGGATTATTCCATGGGCCGCGGGATCGGCCGACTTCCCATGCCTCGCCAGCGCGATTTATCATGACGTGACCATGCAGGCCGAATGAGTTGGGCTTGTCGGTCACTGCCACGATCCGGAACTCGAGCGTTAGAGTGCGAATCATTGTCTGCCCCCCGGTGAGTTGCGACCTTCGCTGGCCAGAAGGGACACCAGCAGCAGCGCAAGGATGCGGTGCTGGCGACGTTCGGCTTCAGATAGAGGCGCGGGATAGGAGAAATAGGCGTAGTGTGGGCGCTCCCAAGGTGGCATCATCCAGTGGTGGAAATATGCTTCCACATTGCTGTGCCACACGTTTCGGTTGGCTACGCCAATGGCACCACAGCAGTAGATTTCCCTGTGATCGTCGATCAGCTCAGCCGCCTTGAGTAAGACGGCAGCGTATTTGTTTTTGTGTTTTGGTTTCATGGTTGCTGCATTGGCAGCTTACAGCCCATCGCTCTGACCAATGGGCTGGAGGTGCCTACCAGCTTGAGCGGTATTCGAAACTCCAGTCTTCGAACTTGGGGTTATTCAGGATTGATTCGATCATCTGAATTGTCTCCTGCGTTTCCGCATAATACCGCTCGTCCTTTTCGGTGGAGCCAAAGAAGAAACCGCTCTGCGGCTGAAGCGCCGTAGAGTCCGCTTTGCCCTTGTCTGCGATGGCCTTCTTGCACTCGTCAACCAGCTGCTGCAGCTGTACACGACTGACGTCATGCGGCATACACTTGTCTTCCCCGCCTTGAACCACATCCACAAACCACTTGTGGATGGCGTTTGCCTTTCGCCAGTAGCCGACGACGAACCTGACGCGCCCCACGAACCTGACGCGCCCCGGTGGCGATACATCGGAAATGTCTTTTCGTGTCAGCCCCGACGCCTTGAGCAAGGCCGCGAATTGGGATTTTTCCTCTTCGCTGGCGTGATTGGAGCCGCTCGAGAATCGCTCGGCGGACAGATACATGTCTAGTCCCATGGTAGTGGTGGGTTAGTTGGTTTTTGCCTCTTTCACGGCTTCGGCCAGCTCCAGAATCTTCTCGTGAGAGAAGACCTGACATCCGACCGTGACGTTATCGCGTGTCACCGTGGCGACGTATTCTTCGTTGAGGTAGATGACGGCGGGCTTCGGGTGGATGAGCATGAGCGCGAAGAACGGGAAGCCGTAAATATCTCTATCTGGCATTTGGAGAACGATGTCCCCACTCACCGAATGCACCTTGAATTCATGCCCGACGCATTCGTCCATTGAGCGCTCCCACGAATTTACCCATCCCATCTCGTGATCATTCGCAGCGCGAATAACGCGAACAGTGTCACCCGCTCGGATGCCACTGGCTTCTTGCATAGCAGCGTAAGCTGCTTTTATATTTATTTCCATGTTGTTGTTTTGTGCCGCGGAATTGCAGCATGGTGCATCCAGTTCGCCAGATGCACGGTGCTGGAATCATGCGCCCCGTTGCGCTAGTTTTCTGGCGCGCTTGGCTTCGGCCTTGGCCAGAGCCTCTTTGTCCGCTTCCGTTGGGTCCACGGGCTCCGACGCGGGGATGGGGAACTGCGGTTTGTTTGTCAGCGGCCCACCATTGGCGGTGCGCCGCGGTCTGTAGGTTATTGGTATCATGGTCGTGACTGTTTGGCGATCTTCACGGCTTCGTGCAGTTGCAGCGACTCGCCCACCGTGCGCCAGTATTTGGTGGTCTTGCCCTTTCTTCCCCATCTGAAAGATGCGGAGAACTTGGCCGCATTCAGCAGAAGAAACTTGCGGTGGTTGCATGGCTTGAACCAGTAGTTGCCGCGGTAGCCATGGCGACAGAGGGCGCGTGCCAGATTGGCGCCGCGCTTGTCTGCGGTGGTAATCCGCGCACCAGACGGTGCCGGCACGTAGGCGCTCACTCCAGCCCCTCCTCTTCGGCGCGGTCGCGCTCGTGGCGCCACACGACGAACAGGGCGTAGGCGAGGCAGCCAAGCGGGAACACCAGCACGAGGCCGATGGATGCGATGATGAAGTATATTGTTGGGTCCATGGTTGTGGGTATCATGCGTTGTATTTGTCGGTCAGTGCGTTCATGGCGGCGTTGTATTTGTCGGCGGCGACGGTGAGTTTGGCGCGGCATTCGGCGAGGTGGGGGGCGATGGCGGCGTGGCATTCGGCGCTGGCTGCGGCCTTGGCGGCGTCGAATTTGGCGCTGGCTGCGGCCTTGGCGGCGTCGAATTTGGCGAGGTGGGGGGCAATGGCGGCCCGATACTTATCGCCCGCTGCGGCGTATTCGGCGGAATGTTCTGCGAAGGCGGCGTTTTCGGAGACGCGCCGGGGATTTATGGTGTCGTTCATGGGTTTCATGGGTTAAGCGCCGCGCGTGGCGGCGTAGTATTTGGCGGCGGCGACGGTGAGTTTGGCGCGGCATTCGGCGAGGTGGGGGGCGATGGCGGCAAGAAACTTGGCTTCCGCTGCGTCGTATTTGGCGCTGGCGGCGGCCTTGGCGGCGTCGGATTTGGCGAGGTGGGGGGCAATGGCGGCCCGATACTTATCGCGCGCTGCGTCGCAATCGGCGAAATGTGCGGCGCGCGCGGCGGCGCGGGCGGCGCGCCGGGGATTTATGGGGTAGATCATGGGTTTCATGGGTTAAGCGTCGAGCGCGGCGAGGGCGGCGCGGTAGGCGTCGATGTGCGGCACTCGCGCGAGGTCGTGCGTTACGTCCGCAGCCAAAATCTTGGCGTTCGCTGCGGCGCGGGTGGCGTCGCGTGCGGCGTCGAGGGGGGCGCAGGCGGCGTCGTATTTGCTGCTGGCGGCTTCGATGGCGGCGGCGCGTTTGGCGCGGGCTTCGGCGGCGTTGATGGCGGCGTGCGCGGCGTCGAGGGCGGCGTGCGCGGCGTACGCGGCGTCGAGGGCGGCGTGCGCGGCGGCGTGCGCGGCGTACGCCG